GGCGGCGTATGAGCTGGCGCGAAAGCTCACTGTAAAAAAGCACAAAGCCCATGTAGTCATGCCTGACCGCATGGGCATGGATTACAACGATATGGTTATTGAGTTAAATAATCGTGAGCGCTCAGAGGCAGTGAAGGCGGCAGAGCGTAAAAAGCAATTCGGGGAGGTGGCCGCATGACATACGACGAAATAGATTTAACAGATTATTCAATGAACGTGCTGCGCCATTACTCGACGACGGTGCAGAAAACACCGAGAGCAATTTGCAAAGAACGCGAAGACAACGACAGCGCATTAACGAGATTTGCAAGACAGTCAGAGCTGCTTGCAAAGCATGGGTTTTTGATTCGTAAGCAAGAGGGTAAGTTCAAGCGCGATCACGCTTACCTATCGAATCAGTTTGAGATGGAGTTTGCAGCATGAGCAGACGCCCAGATTCAACGATAGATGGTTATGCCAGCAGTGCTGACCCAAAGCCAAAGCAACCAGAGACGCCGCCGCTCGATGACGCTATGGCGTTTAGTCGTTACAGCAGTAAATACGACGTGACGTTTTACGGCGCCACTCAAGCCGAAGCAGATCAGAAGCTACTTGACGCTGACGTGAAACGAAACGGCGAGCGGCATAAAAATATAAAACTGGGGGCTTGGCGTGGTGAGTGATCCTAAATTCGGAATAGACGAATCTGTAATGGTTGTGGGCTGATGACTGGCGAATACAACCAAGATTTCTACATCACTAAAAAAGTGAATGTGGCTGATGTTGCAAATCACATAGCGCGGAAAATCAAAGAACTTCCGAATGATAAGCGCTGGCATGTTCACATTAAGCCGCTTTACAACAAAAGGTCAGTTGAGCAAAACGCCTATTACTGGTCTGCTGTTGTTCCTGTTGTTTGTCAGTGGCATAGAGACTCAAGGGGTGAGAATGTACCGCCCGACATCATGCATGAGTTGTTCATTAAGCCGGTTTACTGCCCTTACACAACGACAATATTTAACGGTGCGGAAGTCAAGCATTATCTAACTACAACGCAGTTAAAGACGTGGCAGTTCAACGATATGATTGATCAGATTGTCGCTGACTTTGCAGAGATGGGTTATATCATTTCACCGCCCGATCCGAATTGGAAAGTTAATGAACGACGACCAAAGGGTGAGGCGGCATGACCCAGCAAACCAGAAACCTAATCGGCTTTGCATTGCATTTCGCTTTGGTTATGGGTACAGGCGTTTTGGTTGGTTATGTACTTACAATTGCTAGCGGGGCTGTGTGATGAAAGGTAAAACGTTAACGAAGACTGAAAAGCAATTACACAGTGATCTCAGGAATATCGGCTGCTGTGTCTGTCGCTTTGTGTACGACGCCGATATGGATTTTGGCAACGTGGAGTCAGTAACAGCGATTCACCACATAGAAGGCAAGACAAAGCCCAATGCGCACAGTGTTGTTATACCGTTATGCGCTCAGCATCATCAACACGGCACGAAGCAACAGCCAAGTATTCACGCTAATGGGTCAGTGGGTGGCAAGGCTGATTTCAAACGTGTGCATGGTGTTACTGAATATGAACTGCTGGAGATGTGTGAGGCTTATCTTGACCAGCCATACAGTGATGAGTGTAACGATAGCGTTCTTATTGCATGAGCAGAAGATCATCAATGCACATGTCATCACTCGACGTTGAGCGGCATCAAGCCAAGCATGGGCGCAATAGAACGCCAGTTCAATCAAGATCAAGCAATGAAAGTGATTTTGCTTACCAGCTACGCAAGGCAGGATTACCAGAGCATGAGCAGAACTATCAATTTTCTGATCGACTTTGGACGTTTGATCATGCATGGCCTGATTTACTTTTTGCTATTGAGGTTGACGGATTAAGAAAGGATGGCAAGGGAAACCACCAAACAGAAAAAGGTGTGACAAATGACTATCGAAAAGCAGGTTACGCAATGCGGTTTGGTTGGGAGGTTTTGCGTGTGACTAAGACCATGATTGCTGAAGGCGATGCGCTTGTGCTTACTCAGCAGTTGATAACTCGACGTACGCAGGTTCCGAATAAGTAGAACAGAGCAAATAGAAACATGCCTTTCCCAGAGAACACGATCCGCATTGATGGATTAGCAGGTCCGCGCAAAAAGGTCAGAAGAAAAGGACTTACATGGTATCAAATATGGATTAATGAAAAAGAGTACATGCGCTGCGTTGAAACCAGAAGATCAAGGCATGCTGATCATGTAGGTGCGATATTCAAAGGCGATCCAGATATATCAATAGACATACCGATTCACGAATTTAACGCCTACATGGTCAAGTACAATAATTATCAGCCAGGACACAAACCGCTGTTTGATTTATTGCTAAAAATAATCTGCGCTTTGTGCGTTGAGGAAAGATGGGCATTTGTGCCAAATAAAAATAATCCTCAGTTAGAATGCTTGGCTAATCTGGTTCTGCACGAATACATTAGCCCTGCCGCATTTAACAAGCGCAACACAGAAAAGCGTGTGTTTTCAATATCAGCATTGGCCAAAGTAATGCACATGGATCGCAAGACATACAACGCACATTGGCACAAGCGATTCTTAGCGCTCAGACCAATTATTAAAAAATGGGGTGATAGCGGATACACAAAGTTTAAGTATCGATAGCTTGGCACCATTCCCAAAATGGGGTATATTTGTGGCTATGTTGGGTGAATGCCCATTGCTTTAAGACCCGAGGCCGCTTTCACAGCGGTTTTTTTATGTCCGTTTAAACACTTCTCCTCCTGTGGCGTTAGCTACATTCAAGCCGCTCAGCAATGGGCGGCATTCTTTTTCAGCCCTGGTAAATCAAATGAAAGTAGCAAAAGCATTGCAGTGGTTGATCGATAACGAACCAGAAGGACTGAGAGTTAAATGGCTTGGGCAGACTGTCTATTTTAACGGTGAGAACGTAGAGATAGAACGCAAAAGCTGCGCACCGATGGTTTATACGCCAGTTGATTTTCTGCGAATTTACGCACGCGAGCGATTTTCGCACAGGTGGTCACAGTTGAATTATTTCCAACAGAATGTCGAAGCGAGTAACTGAGAATTCCAAGAGCGGCATTATAGGCGCTCTCGTTTCATTCCTTGTACAAACCTTTTTTTACATCAAGAACGAAACCACAGGCGCACCACTGGATTTATTTGCCGCTGCCTACTTCGTGGATTGGATAGAAACGATCTGGCTAAACATGGGCCTTACAGGCGGCGCTGCTGCATGGTATAGAGACAAAGTTTCACCGCGTGAAACAGTAGTTACCACGCCAGCACAGACACAAATAGCAACACAACCTGAAGTTATTCCAAAGCCGGTAAAAAAAAACTGGCGATTCTCGACAAGATCAAAAATACAACTTGAAGGTGTAAACCAGCGCCTGGTTGATGTTGTTTACCGAGCGCTTGAGTTATCACCGTACGATTTTGCAGTGACTTCAGGACTGCGAACAAAAGAACAACAAGCGGCATTTTTCAAAGCCGGTGCATCCAAAACAATGAACAGCAAGCACTTGCGTGGCAGAGCTGTTGACATAGCGGCTTACGACGAGAACGGCCAAATAACTTGGGAGGTTCCGTATTACGCGGCTATAGCTGACGCCTTTATGGATGCTGCAGACGAATTAGGCGTTGATCTGGAATGGGGCGGTGATTTTGACGGCTTTGTCGATGCGGTTCACTTCCAGCTATCGGATCGCGATATGGACATCACGCTGACATGACAAAGATTAAGTAATTAACAGACAAAACAAAGGCCCGCCAAATTGACGGGCCTTTTTATTGGACGGTTGGGTCACCACACCCTTTCGGCCTATCACAACTAGGAATAGTAGTTATGACAGTAAAAGATAGTACCAAACATTATTGCGTTTATGCGCTGCAAACCAATCTGGGTAACCAGAATGCTCTAAAAATTGGCATGACAGGAAATCTTGCTGAAAGAATATCAACAATACAAACATCAATGCCCGCGCCGCTGATTCTTTTAGGGCACTGGAACATGCCTTCAAAAGACCAGGCTGGAGTGTTCGAGCAGAGTATTCATCAGAAAAATCAAGCGCTAAAAATAAGCGGTGAGTGGTATGACGACCGAATATTAGAGAGTATTCCCGGTTTTGATTGGCCTTCTACTCATCCGCAGTTTAAGAAGCTAAAAAAGCATCGCTTGCAGCTTAATTATGCTGCGCTGATGGAAGATAAATATTTCAACGATAAGACAAGATTTTACTTTTCTATATGCGCAGCTGTAGAGAATGGCAGGCATATAAACAAAGAAATAACGGATATAGCTTTTTCCGCTGATGTTGAATACCGAAAAGCACGCCGTTTCATGAATGAGCTTGTTGAGAATGGAAAAGTAATTCGTACAGGAAAGCCGCGCCATTACAAGTATGAGCTTAATGAAATTTATTCGTGGCATGGGTCAGAAGAAAGCAGAAACAATCGCGTTGCAAAGCGACAAAGGCAGCAACTAACAGAAGTTCAAAAAAAGGCTGTAAAAGCAAATATGTCGCTGCTCGATGGCGGCAAATCGTAAACCGGAGTAACCGAATTGGAAAGACGAACATTCACTAGGGCGGCACTTGTCAGCCCGATTCTACTAACCACAACAGGATGCCAAACACTTATGGGTATTGACAAAGACACAGCAATTGACGCGGTCAAAGGTGGCTCAGCAGTAGCAGAAGCCAAAGACATGCATGACGAGATCATGTCTTATTTAAATGGCGACGAAATAGCAACGAAAGCGTTATCAGAGCCGGTTGCGTTTTTCAAAGTCGGCGCTGACTTTCTCGAAGGTAAGCTCGATGTTCCAGTGCTTGATATCTTTGAGGCACAACCTGATTACGTTGAGGATGTCCCTGTCCAATGGGGAGCTGGCAAGGCTGTATTGAATGAATATGCAGAGCGCACAAATCAGCCCATTCCAGCGTCAATCATGGCGTGGATTGGAAATGCAGAGGCAGGCTGGGAAGTAGTCAAGAAAGCTGCATCAGTACAAGACAAGATTGTAAAAGCTGTTGAGCTGTACAAGATTGTTAAGCCGTTTGCACTGATGGCTCTGTAGTAAATGCCAAGCTTCGAAAATCCCAGCAAGTCGATAGGCTACTACCGCGACTTAAAAAAGCGTCGTGATGCTTATCGAAATAAGCTGATGTTAAAAGGCGTGCTTCCTAGGTCGTCCAAGATGGCCACGCTAATGCATCGCAAGTTTCGATAAGGGAGTAATAACCATCGCTTTTGAATACGCGGGTCACATCTGGCGAAAAGGGTGTGATCCGGCATTCTGGAAAACGTTTGTTCGTCACCCGGTGGCGACAACTAAGAAAGTACGCAGCCAACCTTCAGTCCGTCGAGCCATGCTTGCTAAGGCCAAGGCTCAGCCCACATGCGAGGCGACAGGCGCAAAGAAGATAGCCGTTCATCACAACATACCGGCGTCAATTGACGACGTTCTGGCAGATAAAGAAAAGAATTTGACTTCGCTGCATCCGTTTATCCACAGAATACTTGCTCATCCGTTTGGGTTCAAAAGCTACAACCCAAACATCGAACAGGATGCCGCTGACATGCTTGCAATTATTGAGCGAGCAAAAACTAACGCCATCAGAACCAAATCATACAAGTGGTTTGAAAAGCAGAAAGCTTCGGGCGTAGCGTAGTGCTCTATAGCGAACTGCGCGATCAGGCCGAGACTGGCGATGTGCTAATGGTTGAGGGGCGCGGCTTAATATCGTTAATCATAAGGATGTTTACAGCCGAAAAGCTAAGCCATGTTGGCGTGCTGTGCTGGTTGGATGACCAAAAAACCTGTTTAGTTGTTGTGGAAATGAAAGAGTTTCTTGGATGGAGAATCAACAGGGCGTCGGATTGGATTGAGGATGTATTCGATGATGGTAACAACGTTTATTTCGGCAAAGCTCCAAAAACAGTAAGCGATTACGAAGCGATTCACCAGTACCTATTCAAGCGTAGGAAGCTTAAATACGACTACTTTGGACTGATCAAGATTTGGTGGTCACAACTTAGGCGTAAAGGCTTTAGAAAGGCCATAGACGAACGCACAGCCGAAGTATGCAGCACCTTTGCCGCTGGCGCATGGGGCGCTGGTAACTGGCTTAAACCCGATAAAGATTTCGACCCTGGTGATTTTTTTGAATACGCGCAGTGGACATCAATCGTACGCCTTGATCCGATCATCGAGTCAGAGGTGTTGGAAACAGACGAGAGTATGAGTACACAAAATGACGATTAATATATTTAACAGCAGTGCTGGAACAAGCGCGGCCAGTGTACGTGTTGCGCAGGTCAGCGTTGCTGACTTTGTAGCGCCTCTGCCGCCGTTACAGTACCCAGAGACACCGACATCAGCAGAGCTGGTTGCGTTGTTAAATTCACGCGCAGACCGGGATGATATAGACGATTTTATTTACACGTCACCGCTGAACCGCACACTTTCTATGCCAGTTGGCGAAGATGCAAGCGGTAATAAAGTTGTCCACGTCAAAGATCAAATTGACTATGTTTATAACGGCCCACTAGCGCCAGCGCAGTATCAGACATTCGCGCCGCAGAGTTTAGTCAAGGTATTTGAAAACGACACGCTGCGACTAAAGCGGGTTAACAACGTTGGATCGCCGATCAACGTACCGCATGACTCAGCATCGCTTATTATCGGCGGGACAGGCGGCACAGGTGGTGTAAGCGCAACTGATTTACAAAATGCTATTGCAGCAAGCGAAGCGAATTTTGCAGCACAATTAAGCGCTGCGATCAGTAACGAAGTACTTGCACGTAACGCAGCCATTAACAACAACCCTAACGCCAACTTTACCGAAATCATATTGACTGGCAGCAACGCGCCAGCGGTTGGCGTGATACCGCCAGAGCTAACAAACCTACCGGCAACAGATCAGGAAGTTGACGATCTGGGGGCAGCAGTGTTTGGCGATTATCGTATTTTGTATGAGGTTGTTGGCTCAAATGGTAACTGGACTGAAACAGACAGGGTTTCTGTGGCTTCGCCATCGTCAACATTAACGCTAATAGGTGGTGCTGGAAACGATGCGACGTTTGGGTGGTTCCAAAGCCCAACAGACCCACTTGTTTATTATCCATTCGCTGCAAGGTTGGACAACCCAAATCTTGATGTGACGAAGAACATCACAGACGCAGATGCTTATTTGCATTTTACCCTGCTAACCCGATTTACTCCCATGCCATTTGAGCCTTCAATAGCTCAATTCTATGTCAGCGGCACGTTCAACAACACAAGCGTTATGGTCGGCAGAAAACGCTACTACGCTGTTGGTACGTTTGCCCAAAAACTAGTACAGCCAGTAGATAACAGCGCGATAGGAACTGTTATTGATGGCTGGGAATTTGCGGAGATTGTATAGATGCAAACACTAACCACATTAGCGAATGATACCGATGCATCGCTATACCCCAATACACCAGAAACGTTTTCAAGCGATGGATATCTTGCGCGTGATGGTGAATGGTGGCTAGAGGGCGTTGCCGCAAACGACAGTGGCCATGAATTAATTGAGCTTGTTGCTGCTGACTTGGCGGCGATTGATGCGTTTACAAACACGGAGACACCAAACAAAACGGATTTAATGTCGTGGGTATCTGCCCAGCCAGTCGATAGCGTAAAACCAGGACAAATAATCTGGTACTCATCTCCGCTTGGTCGTCCAGTACACGCTGAAGTAATAACTGACGCAGCAGGTAACTTGGATGTGCTGGTGATAACGGACTACACCGAGCCGTATATCTATAAAGCCTCTACCACATCGGCAGCTGTCTTAAACGCTGCCAGCGCTGCTGATGCATTTGGACCAGGAACGATTGTCGAATACTTCGACGATCTTGTTAGCTTAAACGTAACACGATATGTCGTCGCGCCATCAGGTGGTTTTCTTGCGACTAGTTACACAGGCACAGGCGGCAATGCTGGCGGTGCATCGGCAAACCCAGCAGGAACATTTTAACTAAAGGTACAAACCAATGGCTGTTACCAGACCAACAACCCATTCAAAAGTACAGCCGCTTCTGTCTGATACAGCGGGGAATGCGCCTACTGCTGCTGAACTTGGCGATCAGGAGTTAGCGCTAAACTATGTTGATAAAGAGCTTTACTATAAACAGTTAGATGGCGTAGTAGGCAAAACAAACATATCGGATCGCCGTTACTTAGATTGGGCCGGCACGGACCCGAACTATTTTGTTGCAGGCGACCCGGTAAAGGGATTTGCAACAAGGCTAGGTCAAACGTATAAATTAATAACCGACCCGGCAGTAGATCCTTTAGATGATTCAGGCGAATGGTTGAAGATCGGATGGTATAAAAATAAATACAACTTACAAGACTACTTAAAACTAGACGGCACAGATGAAGGTGCTGCTGCACGAGCTTTTACTGAGTCAAAGCCATTAGGTAGTGTGTTTATAATCCCTGAAGGTAGGACGCTGGGTTTATCGCTTAACTTGCGATTGCTCGATGATCAGGAAATTAGAGGCGCCGGTAGAGGGGCTACCATAAAAGTGGTCGGTGGTGCTGGTAAGCACATCATATTAAATCGAACCGCAGGTACAACAATTCGTGTCAGTAATTTAACCCTAGATTGCGACAAAGTGGGCAATCCAGGCGGTCTAAGAAACTGCATTTACGGAAACACGGGGACTGTCATAGCAAAAGACGTAACCGTGTTAAATGCATCAGACTGCGGCATACGAATCGCAAATAGCAAGGGAAGCATCCTTGAGAATGTTAGGGCATCAAATTGCGAGCGCGGGGTCTATATAAACGGTCTAGGCACTCCTACAGAATTCACATCGTGTAATTTAGACGGGTTAGATGTCGATTTGTGTCGTAACGGATTGAACTGCCACAACGTATCCGGCAACTACACAAACATAAAATCATATAACAATACACAGCATGGGGTTGTGTTTACTCATTCAGAGAGTGGTTTTACGCTAACAAATGTCGAGGCATACGGTAATCAAGAATCAGGCATAGTATTGGGAGGGGCGAGCAACGCTAATCTTGGGTCTAATAGAAACTACCATCTAAACAATATTTATACTTATAACAATACATTTATTGGTCTCACAATAGATCCAACCGTAGCTGGAAGCGATGCTAAGTTTGAACAAGATGGAACCGTTACAGGAGTTACATCCGTAAATAACGGCATACACGGAATTAATGTTACGCATAGCTCTGATCTAATTATTTCTAACGCTATAAGCATTACGAATTCCCAGCATGGTATTAGTTTAGCGAATAGCAAAGGGATTACGCTGGTTTCTCCAATCACAAAAACAAATTTAAGTTATGGAATAAACGTAGTAGGGATGGATGCAGGTTCGGGTGACCACAATATTATTTCACCAATATATATAGGAAACATCCAAGGAACATTAAAAAACACAATTCCTCAAAATGTATTTGTTAGTGGTGAGTCATATCGTGTATGGAGCGTGTCTGCTTCATTACATTATGTTGCAAATGATCCGGTTAAAGGATTCGCAGCGCACAACGGAAAAATCTATAGATTGCAAGCTAATGCTATTAATAATGAGCTTGGTAATGGGATAACTATAGCCGACCGTGATGCACTAACCGGGATGCTGTACGGTGATTACGTGCTGATAACTGGTGCTAATAGTTTCTACTGGGATGGTGCCGTGTGGGTTGATTCTGGTGCAACCACAGCACCTACCGTGCCGCCAAATGCAAGCATCGACCCGGAACTAAATAGCGGGGCATGGATAGATGCAGCAATTTAAAAAATAGGAAGTATACCCTGTTGAATTTATCAAAACCGGATAAAGCCAATCTGGAGCGAGTCGCTGCGCGCGTTGATTACGAAGGCGAGTCTGAAGCTGTTTCATATTGGTTTCGGTACGGTATCGAGAAAGGCGATCCAATACCCGACGACGTTGCAGCCGTTGAAAGCGGCCTGCAGTTTCTAAGGACGCATTTATCAACCGATGGACCATATGCGGAATCAGCGCCAGAGTTGGCGGCGAGAATCACAGGCTTAATTAATGAAGATAAAGAGGCGGGAGACATGCTAGCAGTAGTACCACAACAGGCAACGTTACCAACGCCAAACGTACCAGTAACTGGTGTTCCGTTTGAATTTGTTGGGTTATCTAATGGCGATACAATCCAATCGTTCGACCAGATATTGGCCTGGAAAAGCCTAGACGGAGACACAACCAGACAATGGGATTTGCTCATTCGTGAAGCTCAATATGGGCCATTCGACATAACTCAAATTGACGAAGCCAATGTACTGTACAACAGTAGTGGTCTAGGTGTTCTTACCAACACACAAACACAGCCGGTATCGTGGCCAACAAATGGGGGGCAATTATATGTACGTCTTTCAGCATCGGGTCCAAATGGCTGGTCTGGTTGGGATCCAATAATTGAAGGTTATTACATCGACATCACTATAAATTCTTGGACACAGCCGCCAGCGCCGGTAGTACCGTTTAATTTTGTTGGGCTTGCCGATGGTGATTTGATCACATCACAGAATCAACTGTTGTATTGGGAAAGCACAGACGGCAACACGCTGGTTCAATATGATGTCTTAGCGCGCTTAGCTAGCTACGGACCATTTTCAACAACACAACATGATGTTGATAACGTTTTCTACGATACACAAGGTATCGGCACACTAACAGATTCGTCAACCCAACCAATTACATGGCCAACCAATGGCGAGCTAGTTAACCTGCGAATACTACGATCTAACCCAGCAGATGGCAGTTGGGCTGGATGGAATGCAATTGCCGAAGGTTCGTATTTTGATATCACTGTAACAGCACCAACAGTCACGCCAGAGACAGCGGACGACATCAGTATGGCGGGCTTGTCTTTACTGCAAATGCCATCGTCGGTTATACCGGAGGGAAGCTGGACTAGTGCGACATGGGCAGACACGTTACCGCCCAATAGCTCGCTGATTTTCTCTAGTTTAGAAGCCAATATCAGCTCTAAGATTATTAACGGTGACATGTACATAAACGCTCGCATGGACCCATTAACAGGTGCAAATGATACAGCAGGAACCAATAGGCCAGAGGTTGGAATTGACATCGATGATGATACGCACTATCGAATGGTCTTTGAGACATTAATACCTGCATCTTTTGATTACGGCATCAATCTCAACCAAAGAACGGCTAAATTAGGCCCAGGCTTTGCGTCTGACAAAGTGATCAGCGGCGGCTCGCCAGATGACGATGGTTTTTCTGCACGTCTAAACATGCGAGCGGATAACACCCTGCTTGCTTCTGAGGCGTGGTGGTGCATCTACAGCTACGCGGCAAACAGAAACAACCAATTCGGTGACGATCTATTCCTTTTGAATGAAGATGGCTCGCGTCACATCATTCAAAAAGATGCGCTTTATCGATTCGGTGTTGAAATCAAAATGAATAGCACAGCAGCGGCGGCTGATGGCTATATCAGGGTTTGGGTGCAGGTAGATGGTGCGCCAAAATGGTTGGCACTCCAGCAAACAGGAATCCAATGGTGGGGTTCAGCCATACCAATCGTTGAGCGCATATTCTGGCAAATGTTTCACGGTGGGAATAGCATTAGTTGGCGACCAGCTAATTCAAATGATATTTGTTTTCGCGCATTGGGTTGGGCTAAAGGTGGCTTTACTACAACTGTTCAGCCGCCAGCAGCATCTTCAACGATGACATACGCTCAAATACGGGCGGCAGGTGATCAAAACAAAGGGTATGAAGCCGCTTTTTGGCATGACGATCATCTCGCTGAATTTCTAAATTTGAACGACACGGTAACCTCATGGACGGTTGATGAGGCCAACGAAATCATTTATGGAGAAGAGGAACCAGCGCCAGCCGCTAACGCTATATCACTACCTGCTCCAACCGGTGGCAATGACACCAACAGGCTTTACTCAGCAATGCAGGCCAATAAATCATATGTTGGAAGCGGCACATATAAAATAGCAGGGCTAAATTTTGATAAAAACAACGTAAAGATACACAACTTAAATCTTGAACCTGCTAGTGGTGCGACCACTATGGTTACAGTGACCGCTGACGATGTTTATTTAGATAAATTGACAATAGACGCGAAGCGCCAATCCAGTGTCTATAGAGGGTTAGTCGTAGAGAAAAGTGCGGCTCGTTTTAAAGCAACTAGTCCGACTATATGTAACTTTCATCACAAAGCCGGTGGAGTCGGAACAGGCAACTTAAACGTAGCTGGTATTTTTCTACGAGGTACTGATGGTTACCATATCGCTAGACCGCACATAGAGCATTTAATTAATGATACTGGAGTAACTGGCAATCTTGGTTATAGACAATCGTCAGTCGTAGCGACATGCAACGGCATTGTTATAACTGGCTCTAATCAACATGTGATTGGCGATGGCTACATCGCCGGTGGCTATATTAATAATATCCAATCTAATGGGTCGGGACGTGATGCTGAAGGAATCAAAATTCAGGGACACGCAAACAACGGAGTATTCGATAAATACCCGCGCATATTTTCTATGGAGGCGTACGACACAGGGAAGCGCTTTATTAAACAACAAAGTTCTGGATTGCTCGCAGTGGGTTGTTATTATCACACAACAACTTTGACATCACGCGATCTCACAGAGATCAGGTTCCCGTTTAATCACTACAACTGCGTACTGGCAGCAGGTGTAAGAGGTAATGTAGTTAGGAACTGCATTTCTGAAGATACGACAGGCCGATACGAATCTATTTTCGATTGGACTTCTAACGGGGCTATGCGAGATAGCGCCTTTGAATACAACCAGGTTATCTTAAATACGCCAAATACCCGAACAAGCCAGATAATACCGGTATTTTTAATCCAAGGCACACTAACCGCAACGCCAGCGCCAATGCCTATAAACTCAAGAATTAACAATAACAGAGTGACGGGTCCGGCTAGATACATTTATAAATACAAAAGCCCTATTCCCAACCCAGCGCCATCAAGTTTGACACTTGGGAATACGTGGGCACAGAACCCCACTGTATCAATTTACGGCTAAATTATAGAGAGTACTAAAACATGGCAAATCACATAGAAGATAAAGCCACAGATTGGCCGGTTGGCACGGTTGACGAAAATAATTCTGCAATTTCAGTACAGATTGTAGATGGTATAAAAGCGTGGACAGATTCGCAGCAATCATTTGCGATGATTAACCCGCCTCCTAGTAATTTGATTTTGGGAAGTTGGAGCCGTATAGATGACAACACGGTCCAACTAGAATCTGGCGAATACACTGTTGACTCTCTCACATCATCTCTATCCATTCCTACGCTGTCTTTATTGGATAAACAGTCGATAGATATCGTCGATACTTCGGGCAATGTCAGCGCGGCAAAAACAATAACTATCACGGTTCTTGGGGTTATTGAGTACACCGATATAAACGGCAATTCGCAGACTGATACATCGGGGCTAATAATATTAGATTCAACAGGTCTTGCAATTAAAATCATTCGCGCTGGCAACGCATACCGAGTCATTGAGTATGGGTCCAGTCTTGTAAGCGGTAATTCGTCTGCGGACATTACGCAACTACAAACCGATGTAGATACAGCCGAGGCCGCAATAGTCACATTGCAAAATGATGGCGCTACAGATGCAGAGCTAGCCACAGCCGAAGCTGCAGCGGCAACAGCACGCACTGCATTAATATCAGCTCAAGCCGCTGTGGATGCGACGCAGGATGCAGCGCAGACCGTTCAGAATAACAGGCTTACTGCTCTGGAAGCGTTACACCAAGACGCGGCTGCGATATTGCCTGCAACACCAGGCGATACTACGCAGGTATTTAACTGGAATACAACCAGCCCACTGCAAATTGAAGCGTCTGATTTTTATGTAACCGAAGACCCCGCATCAACAACACCGTTAACAGAGATCGCTATTGATGACGGTGAGACAAAAAGACTTTATCTGGTCGGTGATTTAAAAGGCGGTACGCATGTTGCCGGTATTGAGTTTGACTTAACAAGAACCGGTAACGCTGTAGCTGGCACCCTTATTGATCAAGTTTTTAAATCAAATGAGACTGATTACACGATTCTGACGTATAACGATTTAGATGAAAGTAATGCAAATGTTGGATTGCTTAGTCAAGCTATGATTGATTATATATTTGATCTGAACTTTGTAACGGATGTGCATCCAGCAACGGCTGGTGATTTAATAAATAATCTGGTCGTTAATGGCCCTACAGGTATATTCAGAAATAGGGTTTCTGATCCAACGGTATCTGATACGCCAATCACATCTAACGCTGCTGGAACAGACATAGTCTTAGGAATGGATTTAACAGAGCATGCTGGTATGTTTCTTGAGGTCGATGTGTACGATTCGGCTGGTGATAAAAGAACTTGGGGTATTACCAAGCTTAATCTTGATAAAATTCTGGCTGATTTTGCTGCAAATCCTGCTGCGCCTGGTCATGGGCTTATTCATACATTTTCAAATGCGTATGTGCAAATTAAAATTATTGATCCGGCAACGGGATTAGTTAATTTACGTTCAGTTAACAGAGACATGACGTTTAACAATGCATCGCTGTTGATTGATGCAACGATGGTTTCTACACGAGTGGGGATGCGCGAATGGGGGCCGACAGGACGCACCCCAGCAGAAGGTTATTTAGCAATGACTGGGATTGTTACTAACGGTGCTGTTGATTACCCAGTAGCAGCATCTCGCAACCCGGTTTATATCACGGCTAATGGACTAGACTTTGATTTTAGCGAATGGGATGGCGCATTCCCCAGTAACTTGGGGTTAAACCGAGACGCAGAGGGCGCAAGACAAGGCCATCAGCAACAGTACATACCTAATGCCCCTGTTGGTACTGCAGTCAATTCAGGCGGCGGCTCAACAGTTAGAGGGCGATCAGACACAGGTGAAACCAGACCAACTAACGTTGCAGAACAACTGTATATGATTGTCGATACCTACAAAGGGTAACAGAGTGGCTGTTAGAACTTCACAGATAGCCGGTGGTAGTTTCGGTGGCGCATCTAGCACCGTTACGAGCAGTGCTGCGATAACCTTTGCACCCGATCAGGATATAGAGGCAACAACGGTTAGGGCTGCATTGCTTGAGCTTGATCAGGAGATCGCAAACAACGCCGCGAGCATTAGTGCGCAGAACAACATACCACCCGTTTTAGTACGATTTAACTCACTAAGAGATCAGTAAAAATGGCAACACCACAAGTAGAAATCGAAGCGCTAACAGATTTAACTGTAGCCAATATCCGTGATTTGGCCGTTAGTATTTCTGGTACAGGTGGTCACAAAAACGCTAACGTTGTATCAATACTCAACACCACAGCCAAAGACCTTGCAGGCGCGATTAACGAGCTTAACGCCGCGCTTGGTAATGTTGTGATGATCGATGACACAGCGCCATCTGCAAGCAGCACGTATTCATCAAATAAAATTGATGCAGATCGAGCGGCAGATATTGCGGCCGCACTTGAAGGCGAAGACTTGTCAGACTTGGCGGCGGCTGTAGCGGCAAATGCTCAAGCCGACAGTGGCCTGTTGAACTTCACATCAGCACAAACATTGACAGCAGCAGAGCAGGTGCAAGGACAAACAAATCTAGGGCTTGGCAATCTTACAAACCTTGATCTGGTTAATCGATTTAATACGGCTCGTGATGCCTAATGACTATCACGGAAACAGAGCTGAAAGGCTTTGCAGATCATTTGGGCGATCAGGTCAAACAGCTTGCAGTTAATGTCGTCGATATCAGCGGCCAATTCCTGTTAGACCCGAACGAGATAAACGGTTGGGGTGCAATTGGCATGCACGACAACACCAACTCGCAGGATTTGGGTAATGTCAATGCGGCTAATTGGGTTAGAACATCTGGCGGCTTTAGGCGTCCGTATGACATTCAATTGCTGAGTTTAGAGGCTGACACCCATAACACTAATGCGGCGGCGCATGCTTGGGGCTGGGCTATGGCTCGACAGCTAAAAACAGGTGGCTCAAATACCGTCTCAACGACAATGATTATCAATGAGGCGCTAGACAATGGCGGCGCTGGGTTGCGTGATTATGGCAATAACCAAAATCAAAAGACATTGATTGACTTGAGTGCAAATGCAAATGCGTTAGTACCCGCTGGTGAGATCGTTGTGCTTGGCGTGGCTGCGCCAACAGCGGTTACTACTAACTACTATGTCCGGGTCATGTCCGGTTTTATTTCGTACCGGCGTGTATTTCAATAGTTAAATATAAAGTTCGGGGGCTTTAATAACGGACAAAGGCAAATGGTAAAGAACAAATGAGCACAGAAAACAAAGGCCCGCTTGATGGCGTCAGCCTTGGCGATATTTTAAAAATAGTCGGTATGGCTGCAGCGCTTGCAGGTGGTTGGTTTATGATGAAAGGTGCCACAGAACGCAATGCCGAAATAATAATGGAACTAAAAAAACACAACGAAAAGCAGGATACTTTAATTTCGAACAATGCCAGCAAAATGGCAGGAATAGAAAACACGCTCACAGGCCAAGGCAGAGACGTTTCACACATCAGAGAGACACTTGACGAGCTAAAGCCGCATATCCTTAAAGGAATAAACAGGTGACCGGTTGGTTTGTATTTCTCAACTTATGGTACACATGCATGGGTGGTGCAAGCTGCCACATGGGGAACCCGAGATCACATTATGTGTTTGAAACCGAGGCTGCGTGTGAGGCCAGTCTTAAGGTTCGTGAAGATGAGGTCAGGTTGGTAAATATGTTGTATGAGGGCAGCTATGACATTGAGTGCGTTAAGATCATCGACGGCGTACTACAACTAGACAATTGATTGATCAAAACAGACATTAAAAACAGGAAAGAGCATGCCTTTATTATTAGTCAATGCGAATGATCTTGCGTCAGTTGTTAGACAGAAATGGAATGCTATCGCAACGCGAGTTAATCAAATCGACGCAGCGCCATCACAAGGTGGTATCCAGTGGGTTAATGGCAACACGCTAACACGCGTTGAGCAATCGCTGAGTGGAGAAACATATACCTTTGTATTGAAGCCATCAGGCAGCACGACAGCGGACCCAGCATCACCAGCAGGCTACACGCATTGGGCTATTGAGAATCGCGGCACGTTGTTGTTCTACCCTTCTATTGGGCCTTATCTGTCGATAGGTCAGATGGTGATGAGCGGCGGTAGGCAGTATCAATTGCTGACACCGTACCAATCGCCACCTACGCCTATTAGTGATAGCCAGTGGAAGGATATATTTGCTGATGCAGCGAGCGGTGCAGGTGGTGGTGTTGATCCGGTTGATCCAGAGCCTCCGGTAACGCCTCCCGTTACACCGACATCCGGTACGGAAACATCCTTTGCATTCGTTGACTATGACATGAGCCAAATTTGGTATCAGGTAGATGGTGACGGGGGTCAATCATGGTCGCAATCACAACTAATAAACGACTACACCGGATTGGGGTACGTAACTACTAACAACGTCAGTCTTACTAACGTCGGCGATAACGCAAGAGCGTATTATCACAACTTTAACTTTGACCATGAGAACGACAGAAAGGCATGGATCCGTGTTTACTCGACTGGCATTAGTGGGCAGTTGGGCGTCCAGTCAAGGGGTAATGGTGACTTCTATCCGTTCACAGGCATCGCGCCTGGTCAATGGGTTTGGCACGAGATAGGCCGACCATTCAAAGCGTACGATCATCAGTTTGTGCTTACGGGCATAACGCCGTTGTTTGCAGTTGATAAGCTGATACTGACCGATATGAATAATCCTGATGTACCAACCGATGGGATTGGGTTCTATAACCCGTGAGTTATTCGCAAGCTACAACCGGAATTGATCGAGAGCAAAACCTGTTTGGTGGGTTAAATGCTGATGAATCTATTGCGTTTGGACCGCTTGAGATTAACGATAGAAACACTGAGTTTTTTTGGGATGCAAGCAACGTAGCGGCTGATAGTTTTCGCCTGGTTATCGGTTTAGGTTCTGGTCAATCTGAATTTGCGGATAGCGGTATAATTACCAGCACGACTCAGGCATTTAGCTTGCCAGTCAACACACCGTATTTTGTCACGCTGTACTATCGATTTGGTGAGGAGCCTTGGCGCAGTGTTTACCGGCAATATACTGCTATTAACGTGGCTTACGTTCCATCACCTACCGCAGCATGGATTGAAGGCGATGGCATATTCTGGAACGATGCTGCGATCTGGACTGAATAGATGATTGAGTATAAACAGGTCGTTAACTTCGTTGGTTTGATTGCTTGGGTCTCAATAGCTCTTGGGTGCATGGCCTATGCAATCCCGTGGAACAGTGAGCAAAGGCCAGATACATGGCTGCTTGTGATCGGTCTGGGAATTATTCTTATCCCCTTGCTTGTTTATGGGCTTTGGGACTTAGCTGGATCGTATAGAAATAAATGAGAGTTATAAAAGAGCCTTGCATTCTGGCCGAAGGTGGGCTGAGTGACGACATCATTTCGATGATGGCCGAGAGTGAGCATTGTGATTCAGAGGCAGAGGCCAGAGGACAACTACAAACGCTACTCACTGAAGCCTTTGAGGCTGGCCAGGCGCATTCAGTAGCGCCAGTACAGATAATACAGCAGCCACAGCCAGAAGTCGTCGTCAGGACGCAGGCAGCGCCAACAGGCGGCACAGTAGACGTTCATGAGCTAAGAGACTGGGCCATCATTGATGAAGAAGCACCAGAGAACGTACTAGAAACGTTTGTGTTTCATCAGTGTGCAGGATTGGACAACAAAACCGCCTTCATGGCTCAACTGCATGCTGGCCTGAAATGGTTCGCAAAGACGTACACGGGTACAGAGATTAAGTTCACTAAGCGACCGCCTCCGGTTAATGACAATGTTCAGAATATGTGAGGAAAGTTATGAATAGCGAACAAATCGAACAAACTATTCAAGAAAAGAACCTATCAGCTTTGCGGGTAACTCTTGATCTTATCAATGCAATTGCAGAAAAGGCTGAGAGGCGCTACTGGGTGCCTGAAGGAACAACGCTCACTGTGTGCGTATTGGTCTTGGAGACAGGCTACACGGTATCTGGTGAAGCTGCATGCATAAGCCATGAGAACTACGACAAAGAAATGGGTGAGAAAATCGCATTTGAACGTGCTCGAGATAAATTGTGGGGCCTCGAAGGTTATGTGATGACCAGAACAGCCCATGATCTTGCTGTTAATTCAGATTAGAGCGTTATATTGATACACTAATGCACATTAATTGAACAAATATGCCTCAGATACCGAGGATATAACCAGAAATTGATACAAAGTCTTGAATTGGTAAAAATACCGTTGACCAGTTACGCGTAACTAGGTATACTGTTTGCAAGTTAAGTAAATACACACGCAAACGGACCAATCAAATGAATGTATCTGAAATCAAAAAAGTTGCAGAGATGGGAAGCTTGGCTGACCCTGACTCTAGCGACATAAACGAGTCAACTTTGGCTAAATTGCGCAGCGCTTTTGTTGACAGCAAGCCCGATTCAATATTTGAACGACGATTTTCCAAAGGCGAGAAAAAAGGCGTAACAATAGAGTCTTTGAGTGCTTGCGCAGAAGCGCTTATAGCTAAGCGAGAAGCAAAAAACAACAGAGTCAGAGTTGAGTTTGACAACTTTGCAGAGCTTGAAAAAGCAAAGGAGACTCAGGAAATCGGGAAATTTTGGAATGAGGGCATGAAAATAGTCGCATATTCATACGGAGATAAATAAATGACTGCTCGATTCAGATTCAACGATCAAACAGAAGAGATACATGAGTACCGCGAAAATAAAAACGACTACATTTTTGCAGGCAAGTATCATACGTTTAACATAACGTCAAAAATGAGCGAGAAAAAGAAACACAAAATAGCAGAAGAATATTTGGACAAGCTCGAAGATAAGGACTTAAACTGCTGAAAAGCAGCTTAGAAATAAATACCTATGAATATCAAATAAATATTTTTGAAGGGTAAACTGCTGAACAAGCAGCTAATTTAGATAAATGGCTCTATCAAACAAAGACAAACAGCGACAATACCGTGAGCGCCAGAGCGCCGAGGGGTTGACAGAGGTGCGTGGTATCTATGCAAAGCCCGAAGAGCATGGGCGGATAAAGAGATACGCCAAGAAACTCAAATCTAAAAAGCAGGCTGAAAACGAGAAACAGTAAACAAGTTGGGCGCAAACTTTCCGCCCAATTGCACAACCCAATAAGGCCCGTTAATTCGGGCTTTTTTGTGGGCGGTATTAGTACCTATTTACCGTTGTAAGTATTTGAAAATGTTATAATTGGGCAGCGATCAGAAACCTTCACGTTCTGACCGCTACCACTTCCAAATCACTGCAAACCTAGAGGATATGCAGATCATGGCAATACCAATTGTAGTACAGGCCGGCGACCGATTCGGCAAGTTCACTGTAATAGCGGAAGCACCAGTGCGCCGCAAGTACGATAGATACTTCTTAGTCCAGTGCGATTGTGGCTCGGAGCCTCGAGAAGTGAGACTTCACAGCATGAAATCAGGCAGAACCGTTGGTTGCGGTTGCAGTCGAGGGCTGAACAAAACCAAATTTGTAAAAGCCGGCGAAACATACGGCCGGCTTACTGTTGTTCGTGAGCTCGAGGTAGAAGGCTACGAACGAACAATTGTCTGCTCTTGCTCATGTGGCTCAGGGGAAAAAGAATACTCTTTCTACCTAGTACGAAGCGGGTCGACACTAAGTTGTGGCTGCTTGGTTTCAGACGTTAATCGCGAGCTCAGAAAAACACACGGAAAGAGTGACACGAAGATATATGGATTATGGGCATCAATGCGAGCTCGCTGTTCAAACAAGAATGACGCTGATTACGGAGCTCGAGGCATTTCTGTATGCGATGAGTGGCATGACTTCGAGGCATTTGAGTCGTGGGCCATTAGTGCCGGCTATCAGCATGGGCTGGAGATCGACAGAGAGAATAATGAAAAAGGCTACAACCCAGACAATTGCCGGTTCATAACCAAGGGCGACAACTGCCGCAACCGCAGCCGCTCAAGAATATGGCATGTGGCCGGCCGGCAGTACTCGAGCGCAAGGTTAGCGGCCGAACAACATAACGTGACAACAGGAACTATAAAGCATTGGGCTCGAGATGAAACGACTCGGGTGCATCCAACAATTGGAGAATGCTCGAGCGTTCCGAGATACAGAGATCGGGTTACATAAGCCCACAACTTCTACCAACCAACTGAGCCTGCTACATGCAGGCTTTTTTGTGCGGCGATTTTGAGGTCAAGCATGTCGAAAGATACTGAAGTTATAGAAAGCACACTGAATCCGAGGCAGATACGATTTGCCCAAGAGTACTTGGTCGACCTAAATGCAACAGAGGCATACAAGCGGGCCGGCTATGAAACAAAAGACAACGATGTGGCAGGGGCTAACGCTGCGAGATTGCTAGCCGATGATAGGGTCAAAGCCCTAGTCGACCGCATGAAGATTGACCGCGAGCTCCGCACTCAGATAACGGCTGACAGGGTATTGGCTCAGGTGTATAGGCTTGCGTTCGCTGATATTCGAGGGCTGTACGGGGCAAATGGTGAGCATCTGCCGATACAGCAATTACCTGATGATTTGGCCGCTGCCATTCAGTCAGTGAAGGTTTCTGACCGAAGGGTGCCTAACTCTGAGACTGGCGATGAGTTTGAACAAGTCACTGAGTACAAGTTGGTCGACAAGAAAGCTACGGCCGAAATACTACTGAAGCACTTAGGCGAGCTCACTGAGAAAGTAGAGGTCGACGTGTCTGAGGGGATGATGCAAAGAATGCTTTCTGCTCGAGCAAGAGTTAAGAAATGACGGTCGGCTTTGCTAACAGTTTTGAAATTGAGCTCCAAACAGAAATATTCGAATTTTACGACGACCCGCTTGGTTATGCGATGTATGTGTGGCCATGGGGAGAAGAGGGAACACGGTTAGAGAATCACCCTGCACCCGATGACTGGCAATGCGAGGTGATGAATTACATCAGAGATCAGATGCTTGCTGATCCTGAAGGCTTTCAGATTCGAGACGCCACAGCGTCAGGCCATGGCGTTGGAAAATCTGCGCTTCAGGCGATGATGGTACATTGGTTTCAGGCTACACGGTTTAAGCCGGCCGGTGTGACGACGGCTAACACGGCTTCGCAGTTGACGCTCAAGACAATGAGAGAGCTGTCCATATGGAACAGCGATGCCATCAACAGTCATTGGTTTAAATGGTCAGTAACCAAATTCATGCGGGTTGGATATGAGCAAGATTGGTTTCAAAGCGCCGTTCCAAACTCTGAGCACAACAGCCAATCATTTGCTGGCCTTCATGGTGAAGAGGTGTTGGTCGTTTTTGACGAAGCCAGCACGATACCGCGCAGCATCTTTGAGGTAACGGAAGGTGCATTTACAACACCCAAAAACATCTGGTTGTTGTTCGGCAACCCAACAGAGAATACAGGCCCGTTCCGAGAAATATTTGGCGAAAAAAGAAAGTACTGGAATACGCGCCACATAGATAGCCGCACAGCACGTATGGCCACGCTCAAGCCATCGAACATGAAGCAATTCGAAGACTGGGCCGAACAATACGGCGAGGACTCAGATTTCTTCAAGGTCCGCGTTAAGGGCGAATTCCCAGAACAAGCCAGCACGCAGTTCATCTCTCGATCAGTCGTAGCTAGGGCGCAAGGCTTTGAAGCACCAAGCCAGGAAGGCTTAATCAAAATGATGGGCGTTGATGTCGCACGCTACGGTGATGACTCAAGCGTGATAGCTCGCGTTCAGGGTCGCAAGCTTTATCCAATGATGGAGTTAAAGAAAACCGACACGATGACCACAGCGGCATGGGTAGCGGCTGAGATTAATCGATTCAAGCCGGACATGATCGTTATCGATGGCATTGGCGTAGGTGCTGGCGTTGTAGATCGTTTGATACAGCTTGGTTTTAACATCATCGAAGTAAACGCAGGCTCAATGCCGAGCGAATCGCACAAGAAAACCTGCACGAATAAACGCGCTGAGATGTGGACAGTGATGCGTGATTGGTTAGAGACAGCGGACATACCAGAGAAAGACACCGAGCTGTTCGACGATCTAACAGGGCTGACGTTTGCGCATAACCGCGTTAACAACAAGCTGCAGTTAGAAAGCAAGGAAGAAGCAAAGAAGCGCGGGATTGCATCACCAGACAGAGCGGACGCATTAGCGCATTGCTTTGCGTTTCCGTATGTCCCAAAGATTGATGAAGTGCCAGAACCCGAACCAGACCCAGGATACTAACGATGGATATATTGACTGTTGTCATATCTTTTTGGCTGTCAGCGCTAATCACGCCGCCTGTGTCGGCTTGGCTTTACGCAACAGGAATATTTTAATGCCCGATCTTGCATTCAAGCAGTACCAAAGCTCCAAGCCTGTTGGCGCTCTGAGAATAGAAAAGATTCAGTACAGCTCAAGAAGTGACAATTACATTCTCACTCTTGAAAACAACCAGACGTTCACAGCGCAGAAGCATCACGCTATCTACATCGATATCGAGTTCAGAAGCCCGTCTGAATCTGTCAGTGGTTACCTGATTGAATCATCGGGCGGCGAGCATGGTTACGAACTGATGTCGGACAAAGAGTTTAACAAGTGGCATGAGGCAATTAGCAATGAATGAATTCGATCAAGTGCAGGCGCGAAGGTTTGGGCCGCATGCTGTTAGAGAATCGGTGACCAGAGAAACCGCAGCATTACGGGCGAATGCAGAAGCGGTATTGCGTCGCCCAACAGCCCAACCCGCAAAACCACCACGCGAAGAGATCGCCAACGAAGCAGACATGATCACCATTGCGGACGTTTTAAAGATCATTAATGACACGGCAAACGATCAACCGTTTGTGCGTGTAGACCAGCTCAAGCAGGCATTGAAAAAGGTATAGAACATGGTACAGCCAGTCATCAACGGTAGTACTCGCACATTTACTCAAGATTGGTTTGACAATTTCGACGACTCGACACCGTTGTTTGAGAATTGGCAGCCGGATTTGATGTCTGATGGTCTTCATCGGGCCGGTAATGCTGATATTGATGCACAGGGTAATGACATCCCGAGAGTGCTGCGTGATGGCAGGCTAGTTACCAATGGCTCGGCTGCTGGCAAGCGCTGGTCAGCCTGGTACACACAGCAACACCAAACCTCATACATTGAGAATGGTCAGTTAGTGATGGGCGCACTGGTCGAGGATTTGCCGGACCCAACACGACGTTCATACATGCAAGGTGGTGAGCTGGTCGAGTGGAATACTATCCGAGTCATGCTCTCGTATCTGACCACATGGGCACGCGTCTGGAGCAATGAGGCGAATAACGGTCAAGGCGGTTTCATAACCGACCCAGCATCGCCTGATCGTGCTTGGGGGCCTGGTCATTTCTTCGAAATGGACGTTGATTTCAGTCAGATGAGTACGCAGGGCATGCGGCTATCTTTTTGGCTGATGCCTGCTTATGACTATACGTCAGATGCATATAACGCAGACGCAGCCGACGGTGTAGAGATCGATATTTTCGAATACGAAAATACTCCAGGGTTTGAGCAAGTTGTACAGATGAAGGTCATCGGTGGCTCAGTGCTGGGCAATACGCCTGGTGGCTCAGTGAACGTGCCTAAATCTGTGGCTGATTTCTCCGAAGGGCCGTGCACAATTGGGCTGCTTTGGGAGACAGACAAACTAGTCTGGTACATCAACGGCAAAGAGATGCAGCGCGATGAAGATCGTGTACCGCAAGTACCGCATTATCTGATTATCAGTCGAGAGCTTAATTCAGGCGCAAAAAACAATCCTGGGCCGGGCGAGCTACAAGCGATACCGGCGTATATTTCCGATGCTAATGGCGATCCAGTAAAGAACACAGAGCCAGCACCGTACATACCTGAAGACGCAGGTCTATTCGCTAAGAATGCATGGTTTCACCGCGACCGAATGAGCGGTGATAAGGGTTTTATTGATTATGTTCGTGTTTGGTCTGTCGGTGAAGTAGTGCAGCCGGAACCAGAGCCGCCTGTTGTTGTAGAGCCAGAACCACCAGGCGAGCCAAGTCCGCCGACTGTCGTAACACCAGACCCAGACCCGAACCCAGACTCAGACCCGGTATTAGGGCCAATCAGTGTGCCGGTCGATGATTGTCGCGAGTGCGGAGCTAGACAAGAGCCGGTGAGGTTAATGCCGCATGCAACCATACTAAATATGGATGAGATATTCGCATCTGTAGACCCGTCGATATTCAGCAATATCCATGTGGAGTACACATTTTCAAACGGTCGGAAGTTTAGAAACAAATGAGCAACATAATACTGCCAGTGGGAATGAATCCAAAAGCCGCAGCCAATGATGGTGTGGCGGCTATCACAGCGCCTTATCTTGACGCACAACAAACCAAGTATGAGAAAGGCAACCCGATAGCCTTGCAAAAGCTGTGCACTGATTGCGCGGTGATACTGCAGAACGAATACAACGGTAATGGGCATTTTGCATGGGGCTGCGCTCCCACGCCTGATGGGTCAATGATCAATATCCGATTGTATGCCGATGGGCTGCACGGTCGGTACGGCTGGCAGATTAAAACCACTGATTTACAGCAGGAAACCGGGCGCCGAAAAGCGCTGATCTTTGCCGGTGGCGAGATATTAGAGCGCTATAACATTGAAGGGAAAAAGCAAGCCGCAGAGTCTAAGAGATTGCGTGATACCCGAGGCGAGGTAATACCAGAGCTATGAGATCCCAGGTCGCAGCAGGTCTATCCGACAATCTATCGGATGGTACGTATGGGCCAGGCGGTATGCCTGTTGCGCAGGATGAAAAGGACACGCGAACGCCTGAACAAATGGAGGCGGATAGGCAGGACTCGATTACTTTGCTTGAGTTCCGTCAGTCTATCGCTGATTCAACCCACTACATGGACACGAATTACCGCAGGCAGTGGGAGAGCAACATTGCCAACTTTCAGGGACGACATCCAGCGGGTTCGAGGTACCACACGAACGGTTACAAGTTCCGTTCAAAGCTACATATGCCAAAGGTGCGCGCGGCTGAGAAGCGGTGGAGTGCTGCTTTAACATCTGCATTCTTCTCTACTCGCGACGCGCTGGTAGTCGAGGCTGAGAACCAGAACGACAAGCAGCAAGCGGCGAGCGCTGCGCTGTGGAAACAGGTCATGCAGTACCGGCTGATGAAGACGATGCCGTGGTTTCAGACCGTGCTAGGTGCTGGCCAGGATGCATTTGTGAATGGTGTTTGTATTACTCACAATTTCTGGCGCTACGAAGAGGACGGCGACGGTAACGTCATTCACGACACGCCTGCGTGTGATCTAGTGCCGATTGAGAATTTACGTTTTAGCCCGGCTGCAGATTGGCGCGACCCGATAAACGATTCAGAATACCTTGATCACATCATGCCGATGACGGTCAATGCAATTAAGGCAAAGATGGCAACTGGAGAGTGGGCCTATGCGCCTGATTCACTCATTGCTGCTGCTACTCGCGACTATGACTCTACAAGCCATGCAAGACAGGACACAGCGACCGACACAGACAAGGCCGACACGGTTGCAGGCCATCAGATCGCGTACGTTCACAAGCACATCAAGCGAGAACAGGGCATTGACTACATTTTCTTTGTGCTGGGTCAAGAGCATTTACTGACCGTCCCGACACGTCTTGATAGCGTGAACCCTAACGGTATTCGTAACTACACGTTAGGCCATGTCGATATCGAAGCGCACAAGGTCTACGCGCAATCACCAGTACAGCAGATGGAATCGTTGCTCGCTTCATTGAATGAGAGCGTTAACATGCGCAAGGATAACGTCAGGCTGGCATTGAATAAGCGCTACACGGTCAAGCGCGGTAGTCCGATTGATATACCGCAGCTCATGCGAAATGTTCCCGGTGGAACAATCATGGTCAACGACCACACAGACGTTGAGCCGTTAGAGACAAATGACGTTACCGCGTCGAGCTATAAGGAACAGGAATTCGACGGTGCTATGTTTGATGAGATAGCTGGTACGTTTAACTCCAGTTCGATCAACACCAACAGGCGCATGGGTGAGACTGTGGGCGGTATGGAATTGTTGGCCTCTGATGTCAACGTGGTGACTGAGCACAAGCTCGAAGTGTTCGCCAATACCTGGATGGGTCCGACGCTTGAGCAGCTTTTTTTGTTAGAGCAGGCGTACGAAACTGACTTTGTGATTATGGCAATGGCGGCGAATGACGCCGATATTCATAAGCAATACGGCGTTGATGAAATCACTACGGAAATGATCAATCAGAATTTAATGGTATCAATCAACTTTGGCGTGGATGCCACTAACCCAGCCAGGGCGATAGACAAGCTCGGCATTTATATTCAGCACGCGCAGCTTTTAGGCAAACAATTAGACACTGATGAAGTGCTTAACGAACTGGCCGGACGCATGGGCTACGACAATGGCGGTCGATTCCTGCTAGACGAACAGCAGCAAGCAGAACAAGCGCAGAATCAGCAGCCGTCACCAGAGCAACAACAGGCTGAAGCGCAAGCAGCATCAGAGCAATTGAAAGCGCAAGTGGCTGAGATGAAAATGCAGGTTGATAGCCAGAAATTGCAGCTTGAAGGTCAAAAGCTAGAAATGACCAAAATGAAGCAAGATCAGGATTTCCAGCTTGCACAAGCGAAGCTTGAGGCCGACATAACGGCTAAACGCGAACAGCTAGCGGTGCAGCGTGACATAGCCGAAGAGAGCACAGAAACACAGATCGGCATAGCAATGGTCAACGACAAGACCACGCGCGAAACAGCCGCTCTGCAGGCTGAGACAGCGATACAAGCCAAGATCATGGATGGTGAGATAGCCACGCAAGCGCAGGAAGTGCAGCGCGAAGCTAAGCAGATCGATAGCCAGGTAGCCGCGCGCGGTCAAGATATCCAGCGCGAAGCCAAGCAGCAAGACACCCAGACAGCGCGGCAAGGGCAGGAAGTAACGCGAGAAGCTAACCATTTGAAGGATAGGCAGGCTGCAAATGCGGTAAAATCAAAGGCCGAATCCGACAAAGCGAAATCTGATGAGAGCAGGCGAACTGGCCGAGATAATGGCAAAGATCGACCCAAAACGTGAGGTTATGATCGGGAATATCGAGGATGGAACAGCTGTTAAGCTGCTTGGCGTCGAGCCGGGTTTGTTGTATGACGGCTCTAAGTTATACAGCGAAGACGACCCGCAACCAGAGCCGGATAAATCGATAACCAGCGTTGTTTGCTTGTGGCCGAGGGATGATCAATCAAGGCGAGCTATAGAAATGCAAGAGCGCGAGATTCCAGATCACGGCCACGATGTTCCAGAAGGCGAAATCGAAGTTGTAACTGAAGAGGTTAATGCAACGCAATGGGACTAACTAGACGAAACTTTCTAACCAAACTAGCCGCACTGCCATTGGTTGGTGCGCTGCCTTTTGTTAAAGCGAGAGCCGAACCCGAACCAACTGGTTTTTCGCAGAGATTGATAACCCGCGAGATGAATAGCTCTGGTGATATTGATATCAGGGAGCTTGAGAAGGGGCAATGGTACAAAGTATCGGCAGATTACAAGATGACAGATCGCGGCGCAGTATTGCTTGATCAGAACGTCCGAAAGATAGACGGGCCGAACTACAAATACAAAATTGGCGAACATTGGCCGGATGGCAATGGCTAAACCACCCAAACAACCAAGCCCAGAGAGCCGCTTTTACAGCGGCTTTTTTGTGCGTGTAGATAGAGCATGAACGACGATTACATCGACCCGATAGAAGACGACCAGAACGCGATACAGGCTGAGCATGATAAGCAAAAGTTCTTCGAGATGGCCGAAAAATACGCCGATTTCAAGGTCAAAAACCCAGATTTATACGCATGGCTTTATTCAATGGCTGATGCTGACGAGAAAGCGGCAACCGAAAAGTTGATCGAGAACATCAGCGACGAATCAAACACAGAGCAGCGTTTCATCATCAGAGCGTGTCGTTATTACCGGCAGTGGCTCGAAGATGGCGACAACGCTGTGGCAGTTATGCGCACCCAGACAGAACCAAGTAACTAACACGAGGAAATATTATGCCTGACGAAATGACCGAAAAAGAAATCAAGGCCGAGCGGCAAACGACTGCAGAAATGGAAGCCGAAGCCGGGGCTGTGGTTGAGACTGCACCAGAGGCACCGGCGCCAGAGATCGAGCAGCCAGAGGTTGAAGCACCACCAGAGCCGCTATCGATTCAAGAGCAGCGCTTAGCCAAGCTTGACGAGATATCAAACAACTTTAGGGCTGGTGAGATTGAAGAGGCAAGCGAGCCTGAACCGGAACCTGAGCCTGAAAAAGAGGTAGAACAGGAAGCAGCCGAAGCCGCGCCAGAATCACCGTTAGAGTTTATCGACGGCAAGTACATGGCCACGCAAATCATTGATGGTGTTGAACAAAAAGTAGAATATGATAAGATCGTTGCAGACGCGCAGAAAGCGAATACCGCTACCAAGCGATTTCAAGAAGCTGCGCAGATGAAAAAAGAGGCTGAATTAGCGCTTCAGTCTCAGCGACCACCCGATCAGGGCGTCGATCAAACCGCTCCACCTAATGGCGAGCAACAGGGCATTACTACCGACACGCTGAATAAGGCCGTGTTAGATGGTGATGAACAAGCGTCACAACAAGTTGTTGATAGGCTGAACACTGAAGCACCGACCATTGATGAAGTGGTGGATGCAACATTGTTCGAAACGGAGCGCCGCAAAGCATTGGATTCAGTTGTTAACGCAAATGAAATCAACAAGGCTATAGCGGACAACCCTGAAGAGCTCGAAGTTGCAGGCGATTTTAGCCAAATGTTGCTAGAACGTGAGCCTGATCTTTCGCCAGCAGAGAACATCGAAAAGGCGTTTAAATTGGCACGAGTGTCATTAGGAAAACCAGAGCCAGAAACCGCGCAAGCGGAGCAAAAAACAACTCAAGTTGACGAATCCCTGTCCGAGCGACAGGCCGCGAAAGTGTCCCATACAAAGGGCAATTTGGCTGCTAGCTCAAAGCGCGCGAGCGTGGGGAAGGACCAACCAGTCTACTCCCACAAGTCAGTAATAGCCGAAATGCGAGAACAAAGAAGCGCTAAGTTCGGCTGACAACTTGAGGTAGTTTAAAATGCCAGTTGCACTAGCGACCGCGCCAGCGGCGGCACAACCAGCAGCAGCAGGCCAGTTATGGCTTGCGCACGAGACAGGTGGGTACATGTTTGCACCGAACCTGTCAAAATATTTACGAGTTCGCGTCCAAGCTCGATGTCGTTATCGACAATTTTGTACTTTGCCCGAAGACAATCAAAAGGCAAAGCATGCCGGTGACACCTTTCACTGGAACGTGTATGGAGACATTCCAGACGCAGACGGCGGTGAAATCTTAGAAACGGATACTATCCCGCATTCACGTTTGCAGGCAGCACAGGGTAAGTGTGTTGTTACTGAATTTGCACTCGGTGTTTACTATTCCGGCAAGCTTGATGACCTGTCAGAGCATCCAGTACGCGGCATTATTGAACAAGCGTTAGAGCGTCATTGCGCACGCAAGCTTGATGCACGAGCACATCAGCAATGGGATAAAACCCTGCTGAAAGTGGGACCACAAGGCGGTAACTCAGCTACTAATATCGAGCTGAATGCTACCGGTGTAGCGACATCACCGAACAATGCGGCATTGTCCAAGCGTCACGTTAAAGCGATCTCTACCATGATGAGAGAGCGCGATATACCGACTCATCGACACGGTGATTACTACTCGATTGGTCGTCCTGCATCTTACGAAGTGCTTGAGTCAGAGCTTGAGAACGTGCATCAGTACACCGATGCTGGATTTAAAATGATCACGGACGGTGAAAAAGGTCGTTACCAGGGCATTCGGTTTGTAGAGCAAACCAACATACCCGACAGTCCAGAATTTGCCGCTAATGGCTTTTCTGGTGATGTCTTCTTCTTTGGTGAAGATTGCGTAGCTGAATGCTGCGTCATTGCCGAAGAGATGCGCGGAAAGATTCCAAGCAACGACTACGGACGCGATAAAGGCGTGGCGTACTACTACTTGGGTAACTTCGCACCAACCCGTTTGGATGCTGGCGATACTCGCGTATTGCACTGGGATTCTGCGTAAGCGGTAACTAATACGGTGGCCGCTGTATGGCGGTCGCTGTAATTCAAATTCAAAATAGGAATTAAACCAATGAGCAAAATGAAACCATCGGTTGATAACAACAAGGTCGGTCGGTCGTCTACATCCCCAGGAATGACTAACAGCGCTGGAGTAGCAGACGGACTATCGTCACATCGTCAAATCAAGTCCGGTAATTCTAAAATGGGCATGTCACACGGTGAAGGCGAGCGGCCAAAGTCAATCGCACGAACCAAGCTGTCACACGGTGGAAAGACTTTCACGACTATGTAAGTTAATAGCCGGTCGGTCTATCCGGCTGGCTTTACTTTGAGGATTAGCAATGCCGAAGAACATTAAGACCAAAGACGGTTACTGGGGAGCGCATAACCGCGATCCAGCTCATCGCCATTATGTTGCAACAGGCGAGCATGAGCAGGTAAGCGACCCTAATGCATTGCAGCAAGGCTACACCCGATCACCCATGACAGGCGTTGCAGATGCTTATATGGATGATGGTATACGCCGATACCCAGAAGACTATGAAGGTAATTACTAGTGAGCACACCACAACCCGTACAACGATCAGCCGATTCTATTGCTGAGAATGCGCTTGCATTGCGCTCGGACACGAGAAAGGATCTATTGTCTCAAGGCTACACGCAACTGCATCCAGCTATGGGCGATGCCAGTTTTTACAAAGGTGACGAGTACTTAAACGCACTCGGTGAGCCTGTTAAAAAGCCAGAGCAGCAAGACGTAAAGCAAACAGATCGTGAGGCAGTGCAGGAACAAGCACAAGCCATGATCGATAGCATGGGTCATCAGGACATAGCCTTGCTGGTTATGGATGGCACGATCTCACAAGTGCCTTTGCGCTTGGCATTGCTCAATGGTACGTCAAAAGAAAATGACGCATTTATGAGAAATTTCGACAATGGGCAAATGGTCGAGTATTTGGCTTCATTCGGTCTTGATGTTGGCGTAACCATGAAGCGACCAGCGCTTGAAAAGTTGGTGTTCGATACAACAGCGCCAGATTTCAACGCATCAACCGTTAAGATTGAAAAGCCGGAAAAGGCGAGCAAGAATAAGTAAGTGAACTACTTAGCGCTTTGCCAAAAGGTCGTAAAGGAAGGCGCGATCATTGGTGGGCATGAAGACAAACCGTTAACAGTAGTTGATCAAGTCGGACGCATGAACCTAGTAGTCGGCTGGGTTAACGATGCCAATACCACCATCCAATCACTTTGGAATGACTACAATTTCAGATCAAGAGAGATAGATATACAGGTTGCAGCGAATGCTGAAAAAGCATCGTATCCAGGCATACAGCGGATAAACACAAACGGCGTGTATGCTCGTGATAGTATCGAACGGCGCAAAATCCACTGCATTGAATGGACTGCGTTTAGACACTTAAGATCGACGCAAGTTATACCAACAGAGAGCGCCATGCCCACACACATGGCAGTTGATCCGGCTGGTGATATTCACTTCTACCCCATTTGTGATAGGCAATTCATCTTGCGCGCTGAATGCGTTATGAATCCGCAGGTCATGACAGCAGACACAGATGAGCCGTGGATACCGGAAGGTTTCCGACTGGCTATTGTGTATCGAGCGCTCATGTTCTTCTATGACTACGATGAAGCGTATGAGCGGTACAAAGTAGCTGAAATGCGCTATGCAGATTGGATGGACAAGCTCGATGGTGCGTGCTTACCACAACACGACATGCACAGGACATCAACGCTTGATACACCTTTGATTGTGCGGACAGAATGAGAGATCAAACCGCACTGATCGAATGCCGTGGTGGTCTAAACGAAACGGTATCAGAGCTTGAGGTAGGCGCGGGTGAAGTGCGCCGCTCGTTGAACTATGAGCAGGTGTCCGAGGGCGGTTATAGTCTAATGGGCGGTACTCGCCGCTATTCAGGCCAGCATTTCGTTACAAATCTGGACAATATTTTAATTGTCGAGGTCAAGCCCAAAATAAGGCAAGAACGCCATGTCTACGATGATGGCGGTAATTTTCAATTCAACGCAGCAGTCTCGGGCACACCGCATAGATACATTGCGAGTATACCGAGGGATGACAGCGAGCTAATCATCACGGAGCGCGATAGCGCCACAGCAGGATTTATATTAGGCGAAGCGCTTGGCTTTAATGGCGCGCAAACAATATGCGATTTAGAGCCAGAGCTGACAGAATCAGAACAAAATATATCTTCCTTGTTAGTGGATTTCTACGGCTTTAGTAACGCAAGTCTACCTACCGGTGACGGCGAGACATGCCTGATACACGGTCATTATTTATTGGGTGAGGAAAGGGTATTCGTCGTTAGAAAAAACACCGACGGGTCAGCTTACCTTCAGTACGCGGTAGACAACAGCATAACGCCAGGTACTTGGAATGTTGCGGGCCTTATCAACCAAGCAGGCGCGGGCGAGCACTGGGAAGCGTACTCATACACGTTTGATGGCATTGGTAGTTTAATGTTTATCGTTAACGGCTCAATGGACACAAGGGTATTTGGCAACGGTCCATTAGCTCAGATAACCGTACCAGGCGTTGCATTGCATCCGACGCATGTTGTCGTCCACCAGAATCATTTGTTTTTGTCATTCCCAAACGGTCGGATAGTCCATTCAGATATTGGTGATCCGTACAGCTTTAACGCGGCTGTAGGTGGTGCTGGTGAATTGGGATTCGGTGAAGAGATTACCGGTTTTCAGGTTTTGGCAGGCGATTCGTTGGCTATATTTGGACGCGACAGGATAGGTATATTGTCCGGTACATCGGCAGCCGATTGGAGCTTGCAAATACACACTGATGAGGCAGGCGCGATAGAGGGCAGTATCCAGAATTTACCAACCACGATATTTGCAGATAAGCGTGGAGCCACAACGTTAAACGCATCGGATCACTACGGCAACTTTACTAACAAGACGCTATCGCACAGGTTTAACCCTCTGTATTTGCGCATCATTAGAAACAATAAATTATTCTCAAGTGTTCATCGTGAGAAATCGCAGTACAGGCTTTACAACCAAGACGGTTCAGGCATTCACTTTACTTTCACGTCAAATGCATTAGTTGGCGGGATGGAAACCAGTGTCAAGCGGAAAATAACCGCGATGGCAACGGTACAGCATGAGTTTGGTGACGTGGTTTACTTTGCTAGTGACAATGGATGGGTCTACAGAATGGATATCGGCAGGAATCATGTTGGCCAGTCGATGGACGCATTTTTAGAATTCCCGTATCACCACTACAGCTCACCCAGACAGAAAAAGAACTTCAAGGAAGTGGCGCTGGATTTAATCGGTGACCCAAGGGTTGAGCTAAACGTTACTAATTCGGTTGAACGTGGTGAACCATTTCATTGCGATGGCTCGCCTGTCGAAATGGATGTCAGGGAGCGAATAAAACCAGGGCATCGAACCGGCTTACTTAGTCGATTCTCTCAGCGGTTCCGGGGTGTTGCGTACATTGTCGGCACGGGCTTTGATCAATCGATATTAATTACAGGTGAGACATTCAGGCACACGATTAACTCGATCACTGTTCACTATACGTGGCGAGGTCAAAAGAAATGAACGCTATCGGTAAGACAGTTTCTAAAGTTGGTCTTGCGCCATCGGCTAAGCTGCAGTCGCATACAACGAAGATTAACGACAATTCGCTAGTTGAAAATCGCATGACGGGGCTATTGTCTCGTGATAGCGACTACATGCGACAAGCTGAAACACGTGGACTACAGCAAGCGAACAAGCGCGGTTTGCTATCGTCATCAATGGCCGTTGGGGCTGTTGAGGGTCAGAGAATAGCCGCAGCATTGCCAATCGCTCAACAGGATGCGTCATTGTACGGTCAGGCTGACTTGCAAGATTCGCAATACAAGCAACAAGGCTATTTGAATCAGCAGCAGTACCAGAACACGGGTAATCTGAACAACCAAACCCACATACAGGCAGCTCAACAGGCTTCACATCAAGGCAACATTAATTCTCGATTGCAGAGCGAACAAGGGAATATCAACTCACGGCTGCAATCAGAGCAAGGCCAGATCAGTTCACGTTTGCAGGCTGAGCAAGGCAATATCAATTCGCGCTTGCAGTCAGAACAGGGAAGCATTAATCAGGGCTTGCAAAACTCTGCGCACAGCAACAACGTGCAGCTTGCCAACATAAACAACAGCGCTAACGCATCGTTGCAGAGTCAAAACAATATATCTAACTTGCGATTAAATGCAGCCAATGCGATAGCCAATATCGAGAACAATCCGAACATGTCGGCAGAGCAAAGAACGCAGGCGATCAACAACATTAACAGCTACTACAATGCACAGATCAGAGCATCTCAGGTTAGTAGCTCGTTTACATACGGCTAATGATAAGAACAGCAAAAATAGCGGACTTGGCAGCGGTGGGTGACTTGGTTCGCGCTGCGTGGAATGAATCTCAAACGTTGCCAGTGAACGAAGATAAACTCAGATGTGTAGTCCACAAGTACATGTCAGGTGCTAACAATCGGGTATTTGTCTCGGACGTTGATGGTGTTAAGGGCATGTTGGCGGCATCAATTGCATATCTTGATATAGCCGATGGCCTGGTTGCGACAGATCAATGCTTTTACTGCAAAACTGGTGAGGGCAAACAATTGATTGATCGGTCCGTGGAGTGGGCTAAAAAACGCAACTGCAGCATGATCAACATGTGTGTTTCATCTGGCAATGAAAGATCAGATAAATTAATTGAATCACAAGGGTTTACGCGCGCGGGCGGTAACTTTTATTTAGTGGAGGGCAGCAATGTCGAATCCCGGTAAAACTCTCAAAAAAGCAGTCCCAGCAATCATTGCGGTTGCAGCTATTGCGGTCACAGCCGGAGCCATAGCGCCAGCGGTAGCCGGTGCATTTGGCGCAGGTGGCGCGGCAGCGGGAGCAACGGCAGGTGTCGGATCGCTTGCTGCTGCCAGTGTTCCAACGGGGTTGTCCGCAGCCGCAACCGGGGGAGGGCTTGGCGGATTACTCGCCAGCGGCGGGAGCTTATTAGCCGGTGGGGCCATGAAGGCCGGGGCCGCGATAGCCGGGGCCAGCCCGATGGTCAAACTCGGCTTGATTAACGCGGGGTCAAGTTTTATTCAAGGCGCAATGACGCCAGAGCCGCAGACAGCAGCCGAAGCGCAAGCTGAAATGATGGCGCTGCAGCACTCTCAGGAACAAGGGGTTCGTAACTACGACGTAGCAGGTGGTCAGGTGGGTTATGCGGCACCAGCTCAAGCAGGAACAGCAGATTATCAACCGGCAGCGCAATCGCGTGGGTTAATCGGTCGATACAACAACGAGACCAAACAATGGGAGCGCGGTTAGATGATCGGTAAACCAGGCGGCTTGATCACGAACGGGCGCACACAGCAGCCGCAGAGCGACATACCGCAGGCGTCACCCATGAAGCCAATTCAACAGCAAGCACCGCCGCAACCGGCGCCACAGGCAGCACCACAGCAGGCTATGCAACAGCAAGGCCAACCAGGAATGGAACAGCCGCCACAGCAGCCAGGCATGGGACAGCCTCAAGGTGATCCAGGCGCACAGGGACAGCCTGGTGTAAACCACCTTGCCAGCAATGCACTCAAGCTACTGCACGACCCAGAAGCTAGCAAAGAGTTTGAACAGATGATCTCCCAGGGTCCACAGGGCGCAGCTCAAGCGGTGGTCATGATTGGCGAGCAAGTGATTCAAGCACACCAGCAAAACGGCGCACCGATTGACGAGCAGCAAGCCACAGATGCAACCATCGAGTTAATTCAGGATGTTGGCGAGATTGGGCTTAATCAGGGCTATCTGCAGCCCGAGCCGGTGATTGACGGCGTACCAGCTTCGGTTACTGAGTTGTTTTCGAACGTCATGCAAATGTGGGGTGAAAAGTTCCCTGAATTTGCCGAAGAAATGAGCCAAACAGCACAGAGCGCATCACCACAAGAGCAAGCCAGTGCGCAGCAATTCATGCAACACCTACAGCAAGGGCAGCAGCAATGACACAAGTTAATTTACGACAAGCACCAGGCCAGGCGACGCCTTTAACGGTTGCGCAGGGCGACGAATCGCTTATTCATTTGAGCAATTTTCAAAGCATATCAAGCAATGCAGCGCTGTTTACCGGTGGCAAATACCTAACATCGGGCAATATCATTGTTAATTTGCCTGCCGATGGTAACGAGTTCGAGATCACGGTTGCATCAGGCACAGTGCAACTTAATACGGCGGCTGGCGATACCGTAGACGGTGCGACCAATCCGGTGATTGGTGCAGGCCCAAATCGAAAGTACTGGAAGATCGGTACAGACTGGCGGTTACAAGCAAGCCCAAGCGTGAGCGGATCAGGCGCTACAACAAACGTAACAGCCAGCACAACCATTAACACTAACAACCGTGAGATTTTCTGGGTTGATTCAGCTACGCCAGTAACGCTGACCATACCGGCTAACTTACCTTTAAACCATACATTTTGGGTTGTGCGTCCGGTGGCTACATCGACTGTAATAGTCGTACCTACAGCACCAGAGGCGGCGATTAATTTGGCAACCGGAGGAACGGACCCTGCTGGGTTTTTATTCAATCAATCGGGCGTTGCAATCTTCACCAAGTTAGCAAACGGTTGGCACGTAGCAGCGAATCAGTAAATGATTACCTCAATTGCGATAGACCAGGAATACGTATACTTTCTTGACGCTGGCCAGATCAGGCGAAAAATACTGGTCAGTAACAAGATTGATGACCCTATAGCAGGACCGGTGCATGCATCGCCGGTCATCCAGGTTATGACGTCGCACGAATGGCTATTTGCACTATGTGCTGATGGTGTTGGTTTTCGCCTGTACGGGGATGATGACTACGCGATCTGGGAACAGCTCGATTTGCCAGCGGGTACGATTTGGCTGGCCAGTAACGAGACCAGTATTTTCACGATCTCGAATGATCGCATTTACTACAGCTCATTGATTGGCGATGATTCTTACGCAATTACACCAGCTGATCCCAATTTATTCGGTGTTAGTCAGATCGACTATGACGAGGAATTTGGCTATGCCGTTGTTAATGGCGATGTCTATTACCAGCAATTCCCTAATGGTGTATGGGTTCCGTACCCGGAAACGTTAGCCGATGTTGTATCGGTTGTCGCTGGTACTGACTTTGTCTATGCACTTGATGTTAATGGTGATGTTTATCGATCACAAACTATCGGTCATTCTGTATGGGAGCAGATCGGTAGCGGTGGCTATTCTGTATTGTCCATCCCATCAGATCACGTCGATAGAGTTTGGCTATCCGATGGTGCAACACCAGGCGGTGAAGTGCAGCCCTATAGTTGGAGAGGGCCAGGCGCTGTAGTGCCCCCTGTTGCCGACGGTTGGATATCTGATGACTGGATAGATGGTGATTGGATAGTGGTTGCAGCATAGGGGTAAAAAATGAAACTCAATCTTCGCGGTGGACTTGCAGCGGTTGCTGGCTCAGTAGCTCAGACCGCGCAACTGATGATTACCGAAGACGCTCAACGCCTAAGAGATGAGCGCATGATGCAGTATCGTCAGCAAGAAACGCAGATGCAGGGTCAGCAGAAAATGCAGCAGATGCAAGCGCAACAGGTTGCAGATCAGGCAGCATTGCAGGAGCAGCGGCAATACGATGAAAGTCAGGCGGCTATAGCGAGAGAGCAACAGTTAGCCGATGCCAAAGTAGATCGAGAGCATGATATGAGCCAGATCGAAACACGCGCAAAGCTTGACCCAAGGGCCAACAAAACCGAAATCAATAACAACATGGGTGGTGGTATTGGTCATTTGCGCGGCAAGAAAGCACAAGAGGGAATGGGCACCAATGACGCAACAAGGATTGATGAAATCCAGCGAGCTGGCGCAGGCGTTGCCAAAATTCGGGATAGTTTGGGCATCTTAGAATCTGTTGGAAGTGAGTTTAAAACCGGCAAAGTGCCTGATTTGTTAGCTGCTGTTGGTGAGTACATGGGCACCGATGCCGGAGCTGCGCGGCAAATGGTTAATGGTGCTGTGGCTCCGATGGTGCTAGAGCTAATGTCGCAGCAAAAAGGCCCACAAACAGATGCGGATAGGCGTCAGTTTGAGAAGTTAATGGCGACCTACGACAAATCGCCAGAAGCATTTCAAACAATGCTTGGACTATCCAATAAGTATGTTCGACGTGCTACTGAAAATGCTCAGGCGCTTGATGAGTACATGCAAACACCGTTTTATCAAGAGAATGGACATCTTGGACAGTTCAAGATGCCAAATGCAATTGATACAAGAGAAACTGAGCATACGCAGAAATCTGTTGATGCAGTTGACGATCCGTTGGGGCTGTTCGATTGAAGCCTGATTAAATACTGGTATAATAGACAGTACGGCTAAGTGTATCGAGCACCTAGCCGCACCTAATCACAACAACGGCCATATGAGGACCGATGCAATGACTAATTCTAATTCTACGCGAAAGCGTATCCCCGTCAGTGAGCGAGTTGGCGAAAAATACAACAGATTAACCCTGATTAGACTCACAGAAAACAGAAAAGCCATTTTCAGGTGTGACTGCGGGGGCCTAACAGAAAAGTACATTACCAACGTCACGAGCGAAAAAACCAAGTCATGCGGATGCTACAACCGTGAAGCAGCTAGAAAGATGGGCAAGCTAAATACACATGGATGCTCTAAAAACCCATCATATGGAAACTACCATTCAATGATGCAGCGGTGCTACAACCCCAAGGCCGATGGATATGATAGCTATGGCGCAGTCGGCATAACGGTTTGCGATGAGTGGAAAGGCAACCCACGGCAGTTCATAAACGACATGGGGCCGAGACCATCAAAGACTCATAGTCTTGACAGATATCCGAATAAAAAAGGTAATTATGAACCGAGTAATTGTCGGTGGGCCACGCCAACACAGCAAGCTCGTAATACAAGGTCCAATAGACTATCAATGCCTATGGTGAGGAAAATGCGCAAAGATTACGCTACAGGCAAGTACACAATAAGGCAAATAACTCAAAAGTATGCGCCCTTGGCTCATAACGATACTGTGGGGAATGCTCTTAATAACAACACCTGGAAAGAGTGATGGATATAAAATCGTTTCGCGAACAATACCCAATGTATGAATCGATCAGCGACGCCGATCTTGCCAACAAACTTTACACAAAACACTATTCGTCAAAATTGTCCCGCAGCGAATTTGACTTAAAATTTCTCGGCGCGCCAGAAAAGTCAGATAGTTTTTTAGGAGAGGAGTCAGGCGATTGGTGGCTTACTAAGCAAGCCAAGAAAGCCACCCGTGGTGCTATTGATGCGTTTCAAGGAGATGCGGAGTTCAAAGAAATGGGTTCTTTCAAAGACAGCGGAGCGTTAAAAGATGTCGGGTTAATTGATCGAGCTAAGTTTGTAGGTTCAGAGTTATTTGGTGATGGTCAGGACCTCACCAACCGCATAAAAGACTTATACCCAGACGCGCAAATCAAGAAGGATGCGAATGGCAACACCTATGCTGAACTTCCAGATGGGCGTAAGGGATATGTCGAAGTTCCAGGCATGGATAGCTCAGACATTGCCAAAGGCGTTGCAACAGCCGCGGCATTCACGCCCGGCGCTAGAGTTGCGTCAATGGCCGGCAGTGTTGGCAGCAGGGTGCTCGCGGGCAGCGTAGCTGCCGCAGGAACTGATGCAGCGCTCCAGAAGGCTGCGGGCAGAGATGAAATCGACGGCGGTCAGGTAGCGTTAAATGCTGCTGTCGGTGGTGGTGGTGAGGCTTTCGCGCCGTTGGTCGGTGGCATTATTAAGAAGCTATGGAACGCAGATCAAGCCAAATGGCGGTCAATGAGCCGATCTAAGCAGAACCAGGCTATCAAACGTCAGTTAATAAAAGACGGGTACAAGCCTGCTGATTTGCAAGGCATGATTGATGGGCGCGGTTTTGGTGAGGCGCGGGTTGCTGGTGCTAACGCTATATCAGCAGAGGCGCAATTGGCGCAAAAGGAATTCGGCTTCAAGCACTCTCGCGGTCAAGCCATGCCGGAAGGAACGCTAAAGCAACAGACAGCCAAAGAGCTGCAATTAAACAACGAAGAGTTATTGGAACAGCTTCCGAACGAAGGCGGTCAGAAACTAAGGAAATATAAATCTGATAATTACGCACAGCTTGATAAGGTTATCAACGACATGGTGGCTGATATGTCGGGCGGTGTCGCACAAGGAACATCGAGAAACGATAGCGCAAGGCGTGTGCATGAGGGCCTGGTGAGAGCCAGGGACAAGTCTAAACAAGCTTATGATGCTGAATATGCAAAAGCCGATGGGATGAACGCAGAGGTAAGCGGACTGGTTACTATTCCGATGGCAAGCCGAATGATTGAACGTCTTCAGAGTCAGGGCGTACATGTTGATGACATGGGCGGCGAAGTTGGCAAACTTACAAAAGGCGCGTTTGCGGTCTTAAAGGAACTGCAAACTAAACCGCAGTCAGGCATACATCGCATTGAAAACCAGCGCAAGATGATTAACAACATGCTAAACGATACCAAAATCAGTGACCCTATGGATCACCGAGCACTGGCTATTATCAAGCGTGAATTTGATGAATCTATCGCAGAAGCGTTCGACGACCATTTAATCAAGGGCGATCCTGAAGCGCTGAAAGTACTGCAAGAAAGTCGTGCACTGTACGCCGACTATTCGCGTAAATTTAACAATCCAGATCAGGCCGGAAAGCTGATACAAAAAATGGTCGAGGATGAAACCGATCCGGCAGAGGTAGCTAAGATGGCATTTGGCGCTACCGGATTAAAAACAGGCGCATCCCGTTTTGTTAATCGATACGCTAAAGCGGTCGGCGGTAAAGACACACCAGAATTTGACGCATTGCGCGAAACGTATTTGCAAACAGCGTTGACCAGTGGAGGTGCTGATAATTTGGGCATGGATGCCATGATCACCAGATTAAATAAGGTATTGCGCGGTGATGGAGAAGAGACAGTCAAAGCGCTTTATTCAAAAGATGAGGTAGCAAAATTACACCGTCTTGAGAGAGCCTTAAAAACGATGGTTAAAAAAGGTGATCGGGCGAGGTCATCCGGTACAGCAGAGAGAATGATCCGGTATTTATCAGCTTCTCAATTGTCAAATATTCCCGGTATTAGTGGCCTGATAGGCGTATTTGAAAATATGGCCAATCATGGGGCGCTCAGGAGAGCCACAACAGCACCGAGACAGTTGGCAGCTCCAATCAACGCATCACCAGCCGCCGCCGCTGCTATCGCTGTCAATGGCGATGAGTAGGTGTGGTTTGCCGTATACCCGCTGTCTACACCCCACAAGGAGGACTGTACGGCATCATTGAAGGGCGTCTTTACTGTGCCCATTATTGCTGCCCATCGGATATCGAGCACCACGGCATTAGTTTATATCATTTAACGCAAGTGACGACCCTGTTATTTATATTAAACTTTACCGTCATTGATGCACGCCGGTCGCTTTCAAAAAATATGTACACCACGCCGTCAATGCACACATCGGTTGAATTACTTTCGTTTAGCCAGAAATCCGCACTTCTTTTTGCTTCAGCTTTGTTAAGACTGGATTGCTCTTGCGGTGTTGTTTTTTCGGCACAGCCTGAAATGAAAACAATTAGAAGTGTAAGCCATAATTTCATCATGAACGCACCATTTATTTAACTACTGACGACGAAAGTACCAGTCGTAACCATACGCAATAGCCACCATTACAATAAAAGCCACAGCCACCCCATACATCCCCCATAGCGCATGAGAGCCGTATATAGCGCCGCCTGCAATCGTGTAGCTGATTAGTCTTGCCATTCGCCGCTGTGTTTAGTCGTTGATATGGGGTGCCACACCTTCGCGTTCATAGCGTTCACGCGCTGCATTAAATATGTGCTCTAATTTAGGCCCATCTTCTAAGCCTTCAGACATGGCTTGCCCGTTTAGAACGGCATCATAACCTTTCATTTTAATGGCGTAGAATGACAGCTCAACAATATTTTTCTTGTTCGTGAATCTGAGCCGCAAAACTTCACTTATTAAAGAAACGTCGTCCATAACGCTGTTATTAATTATTTCAATTATTTTTTTAGTGTATTCGTTCATTTGGGTATAAGCCTTGCATTTGAAGGGCAGAGAGTCAACCCTGACCCTCCCAGCATTGGCGTGCTGGTTCATCAATCTAAGGTAGTAGATCAATGGCCCTATTTAATAATAGCCGTATTTCCACAGATAACATCCCCCGATCATTAACATCGCTAGAACTGCGCAGAATCACTGGTAAAAATACACCTATCGAGCAGTTGAACGTTTTTGCAACACTTGGCATACCAGCACACCCAAGAAATCCAACCGGCTACCATATTATCGAATGTTTGGCATACACCAATGAGGTACGCCCGTTTTTTACTGATGACGAATGGGCTGCTATTGACGATGAAAATATTGGCACTTTATTACTAGAAGATTTTCTGAAGCAAGCCTGAAAGCTGAGCCACGGATGGCACAAAACCAAACAAAGCAGGGTGTCTCACGTACAGATAAGCTACACCCAGTATAACAGCCAGTAGAGCAAGGCCAAACCAGCGCCATCCAGTACGCTTGTACTCGCCTGTAGTACATCGTTCAGCTACTTTGATTGCATCGTTAACCGACACCTTAAAGAACTCTCTGCGTGGATTAGCGCGGCAATGCTTCAGCTCTCTGAAAATAGCCGATTCAGTGGCCCTACGATCAGGCACATCAATCTCATACTGAACTTTGAAAGGATAGGGCACCGACGTATTAAACAGAGAATCTAGCCGCTGTCGTAGCTTTGTGGTCATGCCGATTTTGCACAGACCGGGCATCGATTTGTTGGTGAGTATGTAGACCTTGCCGGATTTAGCCATGATGTTTTTATGAGTGACTGTAATTGGACAACTGGTGTCGCTTAGCTTGACTATAACCAATCAGACTTTTGTCAAACTTTTGTATGTGATGGGTGCGTATTTTCTTTAACGCATTATTCCCGATCTCGTTTATCGCTTTGCGGTTGACGCCGCACACTTCTGCTATCTCACAATCTCTCAATGTCTGCCCACGCTCGGCATGTTCAACCAGAGCAGCAAGACCGATATCGATATCAGTGTTTCTCTTTCTCATGTTGATTCACCTTTGGGTTATAAGAATTGCCAGTGCGTTCAAGTACTTTGCTAATTTCTGATTCTGGTAGCTCCTGGTAGATCGTTGTGGTTGCTGCGCTCTTGTGACCAAGTACCTGTTGAACTGTTTTCAAGTGCTCGCCTTGATCGTGCAGCATTTTAGTGGCTAACGTTCTGCGTCCTGAATGGCTCGAAGCGCGATCAATGCCGGTCCATTGGAACATTTTGGACATGTGCATTTGCAGGGTGTTCGGAATGTATGCACCGCCTTTCTGAGAAAGTATCAGCGGTGCGTTAGGCTTCAGTGTCTCGCCTGAATCAATCCTATCGTCCAGGTAGCGAATGATTGCGTTCTGTAGGTCTGTATCAGCCAGCGGTAGCTCGCGCGTCTTACCGGCTCGCTTTTTTAGGGCGGGGTAGTAGTCTGATGGCTCCATTGTGCTTCCATCAATACCCATCTTATAAACCAAGCGAAGAATGCGGTCAAACTCATCGATAGGATGGGTAACGCTGGTTCTAACACTCTTAGCCTTTCCATCAGCGCCCTTGGTAAACGACTTGGGCAGCACCAGCACATCCTTTAAATCATACTCTGTGCCGTCTATGTGTGCGACCTGACGAACGCGCAGCAACGATATCTCCTTTACACGCAATCCCAACTTAAAACTAATCTGCATGATCAATGCATTTTTGGCAGGGTGACGGTGCTTTTCAATATTAGCGAAAAGCTGCTCAACCTCGGTATTCGAGAGTACTTTTGCTTGACCGTCTTTTGCCATTGTTTATTGCGGCTCGTCCGCGTCGAGATGCCCAGCTTTTACCCTGAAAGTCGTTTCCATAACTGCTTTGCGAGTATTTTCTTTTAAAGATGCCTTGAATTCATCTGATTGAAGAATCTCATTGGTCGCATCTGTAACCATACTCTTCATATCGGACTCGTCTATAGCGTCCCTAACTGCTGACCAAATAGCTTGGTGCATAGCTTGGCGTGCGTTACTTTCTATCCAGTTGTCTTCCTTGTCGTGCAGCCATGACTTTTCGAATGCAGATTTGAGCATTTCATCCAAGCCGTCGCGAGGCAATGCGGCAGTCACTAAGCTTGTAACTACTTGCTTTATTGAATCTTGAACGTGACCGTTAAATTCATCACGATCTAGTTCCATCTTAAAAGCGGTGTCTTGATCTGTCATTTGTGTTTCCTGGTCTATTTATCGAGAGTGCAGGGTATCAAATAAAATATGTACTAATCCGATTTCTACATATTATTACGCTGAAAGCTTATTTTTAGCGTCAAGATGACAAATGATAGCGATCATGCACAACATGGCGAATGAACAAAAAGCAGAACCCGCCGCTAGCAATGAACGCACTATCGAGTCAAAGCCTGTTAAACGCTCTGCGGCATGCACCATAGGAACCGTTGCAACAATTATTAGTAAGCAAAGGAACGTAAAAATTGCCACCCGTACTCGCCCTGGTTTTTCAGCGTTTCCAGCCATACACATGATTAACATAAACACAATCCAATAAACGCCCATACCAACATCAGTCATAAAAAAAACAATCAGCGATTCAAACATGTATCACCCAATCAATAAACATAAGAATGTATCCAATGGCCACGAATGCCGCGTAAATCACAAGGCCACAGGCAGCTAGTTTGATGAACTTACTCACGGATTCAAGTTAAGCAACTGACTGGTTTCATTGTCCAGTCCGTATCCTTCAGGAATGCGCTTGTCAACGTACTCATCCCTGCGCTGTTGTTTGCGCTGTCTTGTCATCCAGGGCTCAAGGAATGTCCAGTGGCCAAACTCATCCAGGTGACATCTTTTGTTTACACCATAAACGTTAACAACGCGCTCCCCAGGAACACTCTTGAATCCACCAGATGGCCTGCACAACCAGTCAGCGCTAAGCGCATCGGATATACCACCGCCTTTAGCGCAGCCTGCCAGCACCCAAACAGATGCCACAATAAGCAATGCGGCTTTCATTGGACACCTTTCGCTGTCAGATAGTTGAGTTCACTTTGACTAAGGGCTGCCGGTTGAATCGGTTCGTCTAGCTGTTCTGGTTCGTACAGAAAAGCTGGGCCGCGATCTGTGTCTACGTATTTGGCGTGTATCAAGCCCAGTTCGCGCTCGATGTTATGCGCCTTTTGTATCATCGGTATGGTCATTGAATTGACCGGTGTTGCACGAGTTTGCTCTGCCATTTGCATGAGCACCCTGACTTGGTTCTGGTCTATTTTTTCATCATCGGTTAATTCGACCTCCTGTAACGACTCCTGTTGCATCACCACGATTTGCTGACCATTTGGGTGCCGCTGCACTAGCTGACGTTCTATAACAGGCTGGCTAGGCATCTGGTTAATGATGATCGGCTGTAGCGGTTGTGCTGGCGTTTGCACTTGCACCGAACGGTCAGGTTGCAAGAACGGCGAATTTAACGTGCAGCCGCTCGCTAGAACTGCGCTTAGTAATGCTGTGGTTCGTAGTTTCATTGTGGCCCCTATTTAACTAAAGAAAACTTTGCCTTGACAGGCTTGGTAACGATGTATGATCTGCCGCTCTTTTTTAAGTACTTCTGTTTGGACAATTCAATTTTGACCTTGTTGATCAAAGGATCGCCCATGCTGTATGGCTTGGCTCGACCAGTCTTATTGATAAATGCAGAGCCGTCTGGAATCACATCATTGTCGATATCGCGCTTTATCCACTCCACCATTTTCAATAGGTGGTCTGAATTCACTGTGCCCGTTTTGCCTTTACCTTTGCCGGTTTTGGTTGGCGTACGCTTAGCTTTCCTCTTGGCTGCAGATTTCTTCTTGGGCGCGGCCTTTTTTCTAACAACTGGCTTCTTACCCTTGCTGGCTACCTTTCTAACTATCCTGCTACCGGGATTGGAAGCGATTGATCGAATATCAACGACCTTCTTATCATCAGACAGTGGTTCAACCGGCTTATTGTTGGTCTCGGCAAGCCTGGTATCGGCGGTGCTGTTTCCACTCTGACCGCCGAAATTTCGACTTGCCGTTACCCCTTTTTTGGCGATACCTCTTCACCTTCGTCTATGTCGATGGTCAGGTTTCGCTTGCCGTTCAGGTTGCTCAACATAATGGTCATGCTGAGCGGAAACAGCGTTAAGAAAAACGCCTTCGCAAGCGCCCAAGCAAACGGCGAAACGTGAGTCTTCTCTTCCATCTTGTCTAGCGACTTTTGAAGCGGGCTGAGTGATGACGCATCGGTCGCCTGATTAACTTCAGCGGTTGCTTGATCAAGCTGCCTATATTGCGCCTGTGCTGCTTTGTCGGTCACTGAAACATAGTCGGAATTAGTCTCGCCAAGTCTGTCTAATTGCCCTCCTGCTGCCTTTGCTCTCGCATTAGCAATGCCCATAAGTGCTTGGCCTCTTGGCGAATTATCGACCTCGGCCTGAATGCCGGTGAATGTCTCATTCATAAACATGGCCGTACTGGTGTAGATACTGATGCCTTCACCTATAAGCAGTATGCAGCCCATTAAGAAAACATTCAGATGCCTTCCAGCGCTGTAGTTAAGACCAATGTAATAAGCTGAAATATGAGCGCAAATAATGAACAAGCAAAATGTAAAAACAGTGGCAACCTTTACCCATGTTTCAGCCTGTGCGGCTTGCGCCAACCCAAATCCGCTGGCCTGTCTTAGCGATATAGCGATACAAACCCAGCCCAGTACGATTCCAATCCAAAGCAGTTTTTGCCAGGATATGATTCGCTTCAAATGAAGCACGACATTTTTAACGGGTTGTTTTGGTTTCTCGTCAAGCTTCTTCCTGCCCCACCATGTACGCTCTGCTGCTGCACTCATTTGGAATTACCTCGATTTTGTTGTGCTGTTAGATGGCTATCACCAGCCCAAAACGACGCAGTGAAAGACGCGACAATGCCAAGCGCGAAAAGTATCTGCATATCGATTTTCATTGGCAGGAATATCGCCACAGCCAGAAAAGTGACGCCGGAACACATCGACCCAATTTGGACACTGATTCGATATGTGAAAAAAACAAACGGAATCAGGGCCAATTGCATCAACACCGCCAGCATTGCTCGCTCTATATCAATCAAATGCTCGGGTGATGCGTCGTGGATCGCAAAGCCAGTTGCAGCCCACATGGCGACACCAGGCAAGCCAGAGGCGATCAGCGGTGCTAGCTGTCCATAACAGTCCTTATCGACCGCCGCAAAGCTATTGGGGTCTTGCGCTACAGAGCTTCTACCGGGCGGCAGAGCTTCAATGACTGGCAGATATTGCGACGGTTCGAGCGCAACAGCAAGCGCACTCTCCCCGCCGTTGCTATGATTAGCGTGGGACATTGATAGACTCCAGACAGTCTGTTGGTGTGTCCGATAGTTGGCGCTATCGGATACGGGGCGGCATTTTTGCCGTCCTACCCTTCTCTCTTTAGGTTCAGTAAAACTACCACTAAACCCTCACATTGTCATACATTAATAGAATATTAACCATTTGTAATCCTTTCCCCGCAAACACGTCGGTTCTAAATCACACGGCGTCAAATAAACCGTACACACGCAATCGATACATCAATCCGCGACGCAATAAACATGCTAAATCTATGTCTGAAAAACACACCCAAATGAGCCGCCTTGGGAGCGCTCGCAAACACGAACGTCAACCACGGTATAATCGCACCAGCACACGATCCTAACGTGGTTGTCTGTTGCCAAAATGGCGTGTTTTTCAGCTGTTAAAATGGCGTGTGTGAAATCCGATTTTATACCTGCTCAAAAACGTGTTTTTCGCTGCCCAATTTTTGGTGTTAAAAGCGTGTGTGAAATGCCGAATAAAACACATCGATCAGTTCGGTTAATTAAATTCGCACCGTAAATTAATAATGTTGATGTTTGCCGAAGCGCCAATTTTTCGTGTATTAGTCTGATAATGTATTTGCAATGAAAGGCTGAGCGCGTGAATAAAGCAAAAACGCTGTACATGAACACAGAAGACCTAGAGACACTGCAAAAACTGTCTCTTGATCTGGGTCAAGAAAAAGGCAAGAACGTGTCTGAAAGTGAAGCGTTCAGAGTGATCATGAAAGTTTATCGAAAGCACGCAGCCAGTAAAAAGAAGAAGGCCAGCAAAAAATGAATCATGATCTGTACAGGCTGTACGACGCAGAAGGCGATTTACTCTACATTGGCATATCTGCTGACGCCGACAAGCGACTAAAGCAACACCAAACAAAACCTGAATGGGGTGATCGAATTGAATCAATGACCACTGAAGCCTGCGGCACGCGAGAAAGAGCCTTGCTAGCTGAGCGCGAGGCCATAGCTTCTGAACAGCCTACTTACAATATTCTGCACATGGAAAGAAATTCAAAAGCATACTTGCTGAATAAAAGCGAAGTGGATTATGTGGCAGAGAGGGCCGCTGAGTTGAGCGAGCAATCAGGCAATGTGGTAACGGAAGATGATGTAATAAGGCTGATGATTGATACTTACAGGAAGCACTGCGCCCCGAAATCCAAAGGTTCTGTTACCTTTATAGGGAAAACAATAAGGGTTAACTGCGAGGAGTGCGGCTCTAAGACGACCGTACGTGTGGCAGAGCGGAAGCGTGGTCATGGCAGATTTTGCTCAAGATCATGCGTTGCTAGAGCAACAGCAAAAGCGCAAAAGAGCAAGAAAGCCAAAAATAAGCCGATAAATAAAACACGTAGAAAGCAATAGGGGATAGGACGTGTTTGGATTATTTCGTAGGCGAGAGCCAGAACCAGAACCAGAGATAGTAGAAGCGGCGGCTGAAAAGGAGCCAGAGCCAGAGTACTGCGGCCCTGTTATCGTCAAGATCTACAGAGTATCTATAAAGCCTAACGACGAAAAACGATGCGACGCTAAATTCAAAAAAGAGATTACTAGTAAATTTCAGGTGAGCAGACCCGAATCACTGACCGAGAAAGCAGCGTTGCCAACAACTCGGTAAGCTGGGGCTATGTTGATTTTGGGTAGAGCACTTGCCAGATCTTTTCACTAAGCTCGCGCCGCGCTCTTTTTACTCTTGTTCCCAATATATGGCGGGTTCACCAGGCAGCGACCCTTTTGCATGAAATATCACATTTTTTTCCACAACACCAATACTGACTTCCATTCGTTTTGCCATTGCCGTAGTTCCAGATTTAACAAGATTAGGCGCTGGCAGCTTTTCGGGTGTTTCAACTACTATTTGTTTTGTATCTGCTGCTTCTTTGCTCAAAACAGTCTCCTGTTGTTGGGGGTATGTGTTGTTGACTAATTTCCGCCCTGATAAGTATCAAGTTCGGTTATTTCACGAATTTCTACTACAACGCCGATAACTTCATGGTGGCTCTTGTCAAAATCCGATTCAATTGAGTTCTCCAGTCCTTCCATAACCGTTTCAGCGGTGCTCTCTGAGATGTAAATCTGAGCATACCCAATCTTGTCGCAATACTGATAGCCGTTGTAATGCGCTTGTCGCAAATAGTGGCCAGTTGCTTTATTTTTGATAACACATTTCATGGCTTTGTGTAGTAGGGTTTTTGCTCACTTTCGAGCACTATAACATAAAAATACCAGTAGTATGCATAAACTATTTGCACCTAATGCATGGTATAATTTCCAGAACACGCGAAACGGTGGATATGAACAAACAAAAACAAGAAAATGACGACGTTACGATGGTGGGTTACGCCAGAGTTTCGACCGTCGATCAGAACCTAGATATGCAGATCGAGGCGCTCAGAAAGTACGGCGTACCCAAAGATCATATCTACAGTGAGAGCATGTCCGGGGTTAAGAAAAACCGGCCAGCTTTGGCCAGGGCGATGCAACACTTGCGCGAAGGTGACACGCTGGTTGTATGGAAACTAGATCGTATCGCTCGATCAGTTAACAACCTGCTCGAAATAATGAACGATCTTGAAGAGAACGGCATCAAGTTTCGCAGCATCACGGAAGGCGTTGAGACAGAGACGCCGACGGGCAAGCTAATACTGGTTGTTATGGGTGCGCTGGCTCAGTTTGAACGTGACTTAATTGTTGAACGCACACGCGCTGGGGTTGTTGCTGCCCGAGAGCGTGGCGTTAAATTCGGCGCTGATTACAAGCTGATGCCTGAAGATATGCCGGATGTTTGGATAGCAGTAAACAGGAAGGGCAAGACACGCAAATCGGTTGCGAAAAAATATGAAGTAACCGAACAAACAATATCAAGGCGTTTAAAAGAGTTTGAAGCGTCTGACGGGTTTGATGAATTTGTAAGCAAGCTCAAACCACTTACATAGGAGCAATAGTGATATGAGTAAAATCGAGTGGGCGACAAAATATAGTAGTGAAGGCTATACGGTTATCACACACCCCGACTATGGCGATATCCCAGCATGGAATGATCAGATAGCCGAGCGACTGGTTGACATGTTAGAGCGAGGTCCAGATGCAGATATATTCATGCAGGTAAACCTTGGCGATGGTTCAACAATCATTAGTGACGTTTATATGGTTGATGGTGCTGCTGGCGTCGCTTTCAGAAAAGGCAATGGTGAAGTTGGGCAAGACCACACGGAAGAGCATGCTGGCGAACCTTTGGGTAATGATCACTATTTAAGAGTGGTGACAAGTAATCCTGATTCGCTTCAAGTGCTAATAGACAAGCTGATGATGGCAAAGGCCAGTCTCGTAAAGGAGAATATATGAGTGCTGTCATCGCGAGCGTTTGTGCATCTTTGGTGCATGGAACGGGCTTTAAGGTGTCAACTTCAAACATTGCTGCCACGTTAATAATTCGATTGTTAGTTGGTTTGTTAATTTATGCGGGCCTTCGTGCGATTGGCCTGCCTTAGCGTAAAGGAGTGATTGCGATATGAGGCTTGCGAAATATATTATTGTATATTCTATTGGTTGGTTTTTACTTAGCGTGGCACAGGCATACATAAACATGCACTTCAATATTGATCAGCATGAGTTAGCGCGATTTATATCTTTTAACAGCGGTGGGTTAACCATGCTGCTATTAATAAAGTACGTTACTCGTGTGAAGATACTTGCATAGGAGCGATAGCGATATGGCACAAAGAGGCGCAACAGTAGAGGTTAAATGCAAGAACTGCAAAACGATGTTTACAGCTCGCGTTGCAGATCGTAAGCGCGGATGGGGCAAATACTGTTCTAAGTCATGCAAGGCCAAGAAGTGCGTTAATGGCATGGCTGCAAACCGCGCTTATCACAACCGCCAAGACAGAGATGAATCATTCGACGCTAGGGGCGTTACCTTGTCACTTGAAGACATGTCGATGGATATGGTTCACGACACATCACGATCATAGGGGAGCAATAGCGTTATGCCAGAAACATTGATATACAGCGGCGGTATTTATTTAAGCGATCATGGGGAAGCGTGCGAAATATTGTTTATCGACACACTGGACGAACCTATTGCAGATGAGTTGCAGTATAAAATAGACGGAAAAAATGTTTCGGTTCGATACTGGATTACCGATCAAAAATGCACAAAAGAAGAAGCGCAGGAGTCATTTTTAAAAACGGTTATGGGTGTAGCTGAGTGCAATTATTGTTCTCGCTACTCTGAGATAACCGGTTATCTATGGACAGACGATGACCTAATGATAGGTGGTCATGATTTGCACGAGGAAATTTCAAGCAATGCTGGAAAGTATCTCATTTTAGAGATTGATATTCACGCATAGGAGCAATAGCGTGAATAAGAAATCAACAGAAGATGGCAACCCAGTTATGACGCCTCGACAAATAGAGGCAGTTGAGCATTTCAATAGCCATTTCGATAAAAGGTTCAGCGAGACATTATTTAAAATGATGCCCGGTAGAGAAATGAGAGTTGATATCAATATCAGGGGTGGTGAATGTACGCCTCAAGTGATCCGCAACATAATTAAATGGCTAGAAGTTCAAGCCTCGGTATTAGAAGACGACATTGAGGAGACTAAATAGCATGATTGACATAGAGCACATAGAAGATACCCGCGAAGACGATGAATACGCTTCCATGCTGAAGGGTATTAAGCCATTAACCGACGCTGAGAAAGTGGAGCTTGAGAAGCGTCTAGCTATTAACTCAGAAAAGCGCGATCTCGCGAAGGAGCAGACATGAGAAACGAAATGATCGGTAAAAATATTGAATTGATATCTGATGAAACACCGCTTGGTTGTGAAACCGGGGACAAGGGCAAGATATTAAACGAGCATGAAGAATATGCAGGCTGGTATCGAATAAGGTTTGATAGTGGGTATGTACAGGTAGTACCCGAAGCTGAGTTCAAACTCGTAAAGGAGTAGCTACGTGGCGACAGTTATACCAGTTATATTAATAACCGGCAGTGCATTTGTTGCATGGGTTTGCTGCACAATTATATGCAACACGTTTAGCAAGAGCTATTTAGAAAAAAACGGAAGTTTGGCATTCTGGGATAGTTATCCGTTGGTTTTGCCGTTTGTAATTGCATTGGTTGTATTCGGCATCAATACCGCAGAGCTTATTCAACGATATGATCCTAATGCGGTTTTTATAAACAAAGCGTTGCACTGGGGTTTTTACTTTGTTGGCGCGTTGTTCATATTATTAATCACAATGATCGTTATTGATGAATTTTTTCTAAATAAGAAACCCGATACAAAGGAGTGATTGCAAATGCAAATGTCTGAAAAGAAACGTTCAGAGCTTTACGGCGTGATACATGAGCAGTTGATGCAGCTACGAATAGAACTTCGAAGAACACACCAGTTGCCATCGGACGCAGACCATAAAATAGCGCAGTCAATACATCCGATCTGGCGTGACGTTAAAAAGACATTGAACATTGAGGAGCAATAGCGTGAAAAAAATAGTTATAAAAACATGCAAAGAGTGCCCTCATATAGATCACAATGGCGCGTTTGGCCAGGTTGCTTATATCCCTATGTGCAGATGGGAAAACAAGAAACTGCCTTACACCGTTAACGTTGAGCACAGAGGAAAAGCAATTAGAAATGTAGCATCACCTAGTCATGTAATACCGGACTGGTGTAGTTTGGAAAATAACGTATAGGAGCGTATAGATTGAGCAAAAAATATAAAGATGGAAGCGATGTGCCTAACGTTGTGCTAGCTGACAGACTCAAAGAGTTATCTAGCGTAGTCAGCAATAATCGTGATCGCATGGAATCAGAATTTACTATGCGTATACCTGCTGAGGTTGATCGGGATGCTGATTTAGTTTTAATGGAAGCGTCCAGGCGCTTACGTAACATTGGGGAGCGCTCATGAAGAACATAAAAATAGTGGAAATTAATATAGATCATCTCAACGCTATTGAGGCAGAACCGGATAAATTTGTGAAGGCTCTGTCGGAGGCTATTAGAGCTGGTGGAAGCCATGAAGCAAGCGACAACCAGAAGTTTCAAGAACGCGCACACTCAATGCTTGCAGCTCGCGGCGCGATTATAAAGGAGTGATTGAGATGCGCCCAGACAACATAGAGATTACTGAATACAGTTATTCCAAAGGTTTTGCAGTGAGAGGTATAGGCATTCGTGTCAAGTGCAAAAAAACAGGAATATCTTTCAAGTGCAACGCAACTCGCTCGGATCACAAAAATTTAGCAATTTGTTTTCAATACATCAACGCGGCCAGATCATAGGGGAGCATACATGAAAAGTCTTGACGATAAATTTGATGAACTGCCCGAGACAAGGAAAGAGCAAATCAAAAAACGGGCTGATGAAATAATTGAACAAGCATCCAAGCCGGTTGTGGCTAATGATTGCAAATGCCTTGGGTGCGACGGTTCCGAGAACATAGATGATGATAGTGATGAAACTCAAGCCGGTATGGTACTAGGTGGAAAGCTATACGAGTGTGGTTCATGCGGTTGGGAATTTTGCGAAGCAAGAATGTCTCAAGTAGATGACCCTGATCCGTTAAATAACACATGCATTCACTGCGACAACTACGACGCAGCTTGAACACATAGGAGAGCTAACCCACAACCTCGCTAACAGTTCGCCAATCACCCATCAATAACCCCATCTGACAACACTTTCCCAGTCCGGGCGTCGGCACCATTATACGACAGTAAAACCCAGGATAACCCGTAATAGGCTATCGTTAGGTGTATTATTTGGGTATTTTGGGCTAATGAGGGGTATTCAAAGCATGAAAGTTCGCCAGAAACTTCGCCATCGCTGTGGCTAAACCCAGGAAGGTCGGCAAGCGATGGCGCATTGAGCTCCAAGTCAACGGCCAGAAGCTTTCCAGCTACCACGACACACGACAAGCGGCCGCTAATTGGGCAACAGAGCAGGAAGTAGTAAACAGCGCCCAGGGCTTCATACGCGGCCGCACGATGGATATGCTGTTCGACCGTTACGCCGATGAAGTCGTTGCCGGCCGCAAGGGTGAGCGATGGGACAGGGTGAGAATCAAGAATCTCAGCAAGCGATTCGGAGCCACGGCCGTTATGGGTATTACTGCGCGCCAGATTGAGCTCTGGCGTGATGAGCGGCTTCAATCTGTCCAGCCTTCTAGCTTTAACCGCGAGCTCAACTTGCTCAGCGCCATACTCAGCAAGGCTGTTAAATGGCGTTGGTTGCACGAAAATCCTGTCAAACATGTAGAGCGGCCGAAAGATCCGCCGCACCGTGAGCGCATTATCAGCGACAACGAGCGCGACATGATTCTGGGTGAGCTCAAGCTTGATCCTGATAATATTGTGGTTAAAACACGTAAGCACGAGCTCGGGGTTGTGTTCTTGGTTGCGCTCACCACCGCCATGAGACTGGGTGAAATCACGGGTCTGCGCTGGGAATACGTGCATTTGAGTGAAAAGTACTGCCATCTGCCTGATACCAAAAACGGCACCAGTCGCAACGTCCCGCTTTCTACGAAAGCCGTGAGCTACATCGGCGCCATGGGTCAAAGGGAGTCCGGCAAGGTGTTCAGAATCAGCAGGGATATTGCCAGCAACTACTTCAGGGATGCTCGAAGGGCGGTTGGTATAGATGATATCGTTTTGCATGATGCGCGTCATACGGCTATTACCAGGATGGCTGACCACTTGACACCGCTTCAACTTGCACGCGCTGTTGGACATAAAAAGCTGGATATGACGTTGCGGTACTATAATGCTCATGCAAGTGATTTGGCCGATCTATTAGGCTGATTGTTCAAGAACAGGCGGGTGACTGTCATACCACGCCAACACCTCTTCACGTTTATAGGTTTTATTCATTTCAATTTGTGCATTTTTACCAACAGTGCATTTACGCGCGGCCGGAAAACCCGGCGTTACCACAACCGTTTTACGCACATACTCAGGTGTTACATCAAGTAACTTTGCGATATGCCGAAAACTCCAAACCGGTTGGGATATGTCTATTTCCCAATCTAAACTTTCAGTCTTACTGCCCATAATTAATACTCCTAGCCAGTCACCATATGCGCGATGTTATGGCAAGGCTGCTCAGCCTTTATTATTATCTTCTCTGCCAGTTCCAATGCGACTCTATTCGGAAATCTTTCAATTTTAATTTCAGTTACAAGGCTCCACCATGTTGTTCTTTTGTGGGCCGTAAACCTTGTCAATGCATTAATAGAGATTCCCACGTAAAGCAATTTATTTTCTGCATCAAATAGGCGGTAAAGTTCGTGATTACCACCATCGGGCTTTTGCCTCAATAGCCGGTCTAAATTTTTATGCGCCTCATAGCCGTCGCTCCAATACAAAACATCTTCGCGCAAATAGGTTCTGTGGGAGGAAATGTCACCGTTTTTACCAGTTTTACAGATACGCGCTTTCGGGAAGTTAGGCGTAAAAATTATAGTTTCTTGCACGTAGGCTAGATCAACATCAAGCAATTTGGCGATATGCAGGTGAGTGTAAACAGGGTTTTCCAAATCCATAGACTGGACCTTTGCATGTTCAAGTTCGGCCTTGTTTTTAATATCACTCATACCATCACCCATAAATATTCACTGAAATTAACCCCAAAAAACAAGCGGCCCAATATCACACCGACCGCAAATGTAAAAGCCCAAACTCATGCCTGCTATAAACCCTAGCGATGCAATAAGTACAATTCTCAAGATAAGGTTTCTGATTCGCTTTCCTCTTTCTCTTTTTCAATCCTTTGGGCTATCTCTTCGCGATGAACGGTAATATCATCATCTGCGACAATGCCAAGACGAACTTGTTTTCCTTTAACGCTTAAAACAGTAACTTTTACATTGTCGCCAATGACTATGGCTTCGTTAACACGTCTGCTCAAGATCAACATTACGCTGCCTCCTGTAGTTTGAGTAAAGCACCTAAAGCATCGTCACGAAGTAGATTTACTATCACTATCTGCTCTGACAAAAGCTTGCAAATTTTGTCGTCACGTTCGATTCGGATAATTGATTTAGGCAGATCAGGGTGATACAAAACAAGATCAACCCATTCGCGCTCAGATGCCATCATTTGCATTTGTGGCTGTAGCTTGTAATCCTTCGGTATTTCCTTTTTACTGGTATATGCAAGCAGGGTCTTGACATGTCCAGCTGCTTTCTGGTTTTTGATTTCCAGCAGTCCTTTATCACCTACCAGCCGATCAGGACTTGCGCCAAATGTGGCTTTATCGTCGGTGAAAAAACCGCACTCGATAACATCAATATCGCGCTCAAAGCTGTAGTAAGCGGCGGCGGCAGATTCAAGCTCGTGGCCGCGCTCTGTGGCGTCATTACCTTCCCACGCATCCAGCTCAAAGCCTGCAAACAAATCAGCGGCAAGCTTGTTAGCGTATGGTTTCACTGATGTTGACGGCGCCAGTTTGGCTGGCGTTACCAGTGAGCTTGCCATTGATGCTGTTGGCAGGCCCAAGCGAGCCGCCATCCATTCTGGCGTATTCTGTTCGTGTTCATGGTGTATCATTTCGCCGCCTTTTTCAGTTGCGCAATAGCTTTAGCTTTGTCATCTTTGGGCATTGCCAGAAGCTCCTCCGTGGAGCCAGGGTACTTGCTAGCAATCCATTTGACCCAGCGCGTAAAGTCTTTGTCTACTTCTTCGCAGACAGCCTGAAAGTCGAGCATGTCGGTATCGTCGATCATGTCAACAGGAGGTGCTTGACTGTAAGCGGTGTGACCATCATCGTCGAATGACTCAGCCAGTCCGAGTATTGCAAAGCCAGTAGTGCGCTGTAGATACGTTATCGTTGATTTAATCTGCTGTATCGTGTTTTTTTGGCCGCTTGAATCGGGTGGCGCAAATAGTGCGACGGTTTCAGAATGGCCCATCTGGTGCGTTAATATTGCTGTAACCGTTATTGTCTCAGCATCTTGCTTGGTGTCCCATGATAGATTCAAACCGCACTGACCAAGAATAGGGTTGACCGTATCCATCGTATTACCCAGACTTGCATGCTGATAGTTTGTGTTTCCAAAGGACACAGCTCTATCCTTGTTAATCGTTGGCGCAAGCTTGCGAAATTCAGACAGTGCAGCCGCGTAAGCTTTCCGCGCTTCGTTTTGTTCGTGGTCTTTTTGCACTTCAAGCATTTGCTTAAGAATTTCAGGCGTGTACTGACCAGATGCAACCATTGCAACAATAGGTGATACGCCATCGGGTACAGGAACCGGCTGCAAAGGCGTCACGTTCTGCTCTGCAATCTCGGTTGATTGTGTTACTACTTCTTGTTTCGGTGTGCTCATGTTGCCGACTCCAATCGGTTGTTGTTAGGGTTTACTGTTCTTCTTCGCGCGATTCAGAATCGACAGCCAAGCCGTCGAGAAAATCACTGCCCTTTTTGTATATCTCATCAGATTCAGCGCTTGCGATAATGGCCTCGATTTTTTGAATGCCACTCGTTACAATCCGAATCTGCTTTTGTAATTCTTTTACATCATTCATTAAAATATATCCCTAAATGTGTCACCGAATAAATTTTCAACGTTGCTTTTCTTCTTGCTTGATTCTTTTTTAATCCGATCTTGAATTGCCTTTCCGTTCGCCAGCCCTTGCTTGTGACCTTGCGTATACACGGTGTCAAATAGCTTTTTTAGGCCATCCGGTGTTAGCGTCACGTTTTCGGTCAGCCAGTGTTGGTTTTTTTCTGTTAGGTGACTCCAAAGCTCATCTTGTCTCATGACGCAACCCTCTCTGCAAAAGCCAACAGCCAAGGCTTGATTGCATATAAAAATCCACCAGTTGCAAAGACAGACAGCAACAATATCCAAAGATCAAACCAGCGAGCGGTGTATTCATCGGTTTCATCGGTTTCATCGGTTTCATCGTGGCCGTAGTCACTATCATTTGCGGCATGATCTTGCAATGCGTAACACATGAATAGTTGGTCCTGGTTGTCTGGACGTTCGGCTAGAATGCGCTCTAGTTCGGTCGCGTAGCTCATGTCTTAGCCTCCTTTATAGCTTTGCGATGCTCAACAAGATTCGTTTTAAATCCGGCAATCATTATTCTGCTATATGATTCAAGATCACTTATCACTTCATCTATAGTGCCTTTTACCTCAGAAGGTTTAGCTGTAATTGACAGACCTTCAAATGACAATGTTAATTTGCCTTTATCGTCACTCTTTTTTTCAGTTGATTCGGTACTCATGACTCACCCCGCAATCGATTCAACTCGATACCAATCTCATCCCGTTGTTTTTCGAGCAACTTAATCTGAATTGATTTAGGCTTGTCTTTGTTATCCCAAACCAGCTCCATGGCGCGGGTAACATCTGCAGGGTCGTATCCATCCTCGGTCATTGAAGACTCAAGCCAGCGGTAGAAAATGGCGCGTATTGATATTTCAGAACATGAGCGACTGACAGTGCCCGTGTTCAGCTCATAGAGAGATTCACAAGTCAGCTCAGCCAATGCTTCAGAAAGCACTTCGATCCGTTTGTTGTCAATGTCAGACTGAACCCGCAACCGGTCGGCGTCCGTTCTAATAACAGCGTCCGTTAAATCAGTTTTGGTTTGTCTGGTGAAATGATCAATGCAGGCTTGAGGGTCTTCTTTGAAATCAACAAGGGCGGCGCTAGCGGCTCTGATTAGCCTGGCATCGCTGTTGCTGTGGCCTTGGGCCTCTGCGATTTCGAAGCGATTTGTGTCTACCAGGGCGCGATCAGGGGTGTGTAGTGCTGTGTTCATCAAGTGACTCCATATCAGTTAATTGCTGCGATGGAGTAACTATAGCAAGTTAAACTTACCTGTGCAAGCAAAACTTACATTATGTTTGGGATTTATTGGTGGTGGTAAGTTTTTAAGCGGGTGGAGTTAGCTACTGTTTATCGTTGGCGGCGATTAATAACGGTTTTGTCGATGACGCCAATAAGTGTAAATTCATCTGTAATAGGTGGGTATTTGTCATTGACCGGCATAAGAACTGGCTTACCGTCAACTTCATCGTACAATTTAAAAACGTGCTGGCCTGAACTACTAATTTGGGCTATAACGCCATCACCAATCTGCACATCATCAACCAAGGATTGATAGCACAATACTACGCACCCATCAGGGTAACTCGGTTCTTTTCCCGCCTGATACATCGAAGTGCCTGTTACTTTGAGCGCTATACAATTCTCATCCTCGGTAAGCACGACAGACATCCATTCAACGATTGGAATATCAGTATAAGTACCTGTACGGATAAAAACTGCAATATCTGTTAATTTTATTACCGGGATATTCTTTGTTAGTACATTCGCTTTATCAACTGGCGAAATGTTGCTTTCTACAGCGTACTTGGACAGAGAGGTGTTATCTTCGGACGCCATTAGCTCTGATACTGAAAGCCCATACAATTTGGCTAATGCGGATCGGTTTGCCTTCCGCGGCTCCGTTCGCTGGTTTGGATCATCGGATTCCCAGAATCCAACCGCTACGCGCGTAACGCTACCAGGCATGTTTTCGGCAACCTCGGCCAGCGTCATTCCTGACATGGCTCTGAGCTTTGCTAATTTTTCATTAAGTTGCATATGCATATTATGTAAGTAAGGCTTTCATTCCGCAGTGATAGAGTTACTTGCATTTAAGGCAAGTTAAACTTACACTGTGCGCATGAGAAAGAAAAACACATCCAAAATTCCAGTAAAAACCATTATTGACGCCGCTGGCGGTGCTGTTTCTGTGGGCTACCTGTGCAATGTCAGCTCTCAAGCTGTTAGTCAATGGCAGGCAATACCCGCTGTTCATGTATTGACCATCGAGCCTCATTGCAAATATAGCCGGTATGAAATCCGACCAGATATATACGGAACCATTCTGGCCGCAAGAAAGGCGCTTTTAGGAACAAAACAAGCCGCCTGACTGGGTTTTCATTAAACACCGCCCGTTGAAAAAACACATCGAAACAGCGGAATAAACATAAGGAACACGCGCCAGTAGGCGCTTTCAGGAGAGCGCAGGAAATGCATGCAGAAATAGCAGGTCAGTTTGAGATACCGCTAGCAACAGTGGCTCAAAAGCCAGTGTTAGCGCCGATGACGACTGTTTATGAGTGGGAGACAGAAGCCGATGCAATCAACTACTCAGTAAACGAAATCATCAGACAAGAACCGGGATTAACACAAATGGCACTAGCAGATCGAATTCGTATTACTCGCTCAGTGATGAGCAAATTAAGACAAGACCAGATCGCTATGCCTAAAGGAAAGCTGCGTGTGTTTATGGAGGCTTGCAGGTCATTTGCCGTACTTCAATGGCATGCCGTTGATAACGGCTTGGTGATCAAAACCAAAGAAGAAGAGGCGCAAGATCAGGAAACAATCAAACGACTTGAGGCTGAGCTGGAGTTGAAGGACTGGAAGTTACAACGAGCCATTGGCGAATAACAGACACAAAAAAGCCGGTACTACGCAAATAGCACCGGCTCCGTTTTACACAAACCCGAATCAACCACGAAACAGGAATGCACCATGAATTTACAAGATGACCAACATCTGAGCAATAGCTTACCAGATCAGAATTGCGAAAACTCAGCAATTAAATCGAGTAATCAACAAAAAAAACGTGGTAGACCCAAAGGGGTTAGGAAAAAAGGGCCGCGTAAGCGAGAGCTAACCCCGATACAGAAACGTGAGCAAGAGTTGAAGTTGAAAAAGCAATCGGTCGTCGTCAAGCGTGCTGAGTACACACGTAACTTGCCGAAATCTTACCCTGCAATAGATGACTATGGCTTGGAGACAGCAGCGCTCAAAGCGCAAGCGAAGATTCAGCGGTTACGTGCTGCTATTGGGGGTGATGCATGAGCGCCCAAACAAAACGACAAGCAACAAAGTCGCAAAAACCCAATCCAGCGCCACGCGAAAATTATCAAGAATACGAAAGGCGCAAGGCCGAGCTACCCGCTGATTTAACGCCAGAGCAGTACGACCAGGCTTTGCAGGCTATAGCGCGGAGGTTGGGAGTATGAGCTATTCATGCTTTGACAAACCAGAGATAAAGCCGCTTTTCCTGAATGGAAAATCAAAGCCACTGCCTGTTAAATCTGGCTTTATTTACGTGGCAACTAATCCGCTATTTGAGCAGTTTTGCAAAATTGGCATTACATCCAAGTATCCAGAAAAACGGATGGCTTCATTGTCTACGACTGCGCTTCCATTTGACTATGAGCTGCAAGCCTATGTCTGGGCTGACCATTGTGGGTACATCGAAAGAGAAACGCACCGAAAGCTAGATAAAACAAGGGTTAATGCGGGCCGAGAGTTCTTTCAATGCGACTGTGATTTGGCCTACAAAACCATAATGGATATATGGCATTCGCTTTACGGTGATGACTTAGACGCCTGCTGGGAGTCACATTCACATTGGCGCGTGTTGGATATTAACGAGGATATTGCAAAAGGCATACAGCGAGGTGTTGCATGAGAAAGCAATTACCCTTCATTCGGTTTTATGTCGATGACTACATGGGTGATACAGGGCACCTAAGAACCATCGAGCATGGCGCTTACGATTTGATTCTATGGGTTTACTGGCGTCGGCAAAAAGCGCTCCCTGAATCACAACTACAGCGCATATCCAAAACTAGCTCCGAAGAGTGGGCTGAGATGCGCGACACGCTAGCCGATTTCTTTGATATTGACGTGTCAGGTGTTTGGCATCACAAGCGAATTGAACTTGAATTAGAGCGTGTTAGGAACGATGTAAAACGCAAGAGAAAAGCCGGAAAAGCATCAGGAAAAGCACGTCGAAAAAAGGCTGAAAACGAACTAAATCGAACAGACGTTCAACAGGCGTTGAACACACGTTCAACAAATGCTGAACAATCCATACGTAGTAACGAGTTTTCTGCGAAAACCGTTCCTATTGCAAGACAAAGACTCACAAAAACTGAAAATGAGTTGATGGAAGCGAGAGCCGCTGTTTGGAAGCTTGAAAAGCAGCTACAAGACACTCAGGCCGAGCTTGACCAGACTGGTGAAATTGGGGGTGAGTCATGAACGCCACAGACAACGCGGGCCCATTTGCCGACCGTGACGGATTGATCGGTCTCTATGGCGACAAAAAAGACCCTGCCAACGAACCAAAAATAAACCATTCACCTGATCAAGTAGCAGCGATTCAACGCATGAGTGAATTTCTGACGGACAAGTCCGAATGCTTTTCGTTGATTGGTCCCGCTGGATCGGGTAAGTCCATGCTCATGCGCGAGATTGCCGATCTGGCATCACAGAAAACATGGCGGGTCTGTTTGAGCGCTCCGACCCATCAGGCAGCTAAACGACTGCGAGAGGCCACAGGTCGCCATGCTGAAACCACTCACAAGCTGCTAGGCGTTTCCCTGGTTCGGGATAAGAAAACCGGCAAAGAAGGACTGAAGGCTGGCAATCCGATGATCGAGGATAAGTCGTTTTTGATCGTCGATGAATCATCCATGCTGCCGGAAAAGCTGTTGCAGATCATTTTGCGCTTTGCCAAAAAATACGACTGTAAAGTGCTGTTTGTTGGTGACGCTGCGCAGCTGAATCCAGTCAAGGAAAAGCCGTCAAAAACAGTTGATCGTGATACCTGTCCGTGGGAATTGGCAGAGTTAACCACCATCCATCGACAAGCGGCTGAGAATCCGATCATTGCAGCGGCTACTGCTATCCGATTAGCTGATCCTAAAAACCTGCCAGTACTAGAAACCGCGTTGAACAACGGCGTCGGTATCCGGGTGATGCAAGATAAACGGGCGTGGGCTGATTTACTTATCGAGCGTTGCGCAGATCACACCGAGATGAATCGGTACATCGGCTATGCCAACCGTGAGACTGACGAGGCAGCCAAGGCCATACGCAAACACCGATATGGTGCTGACGCGGTTCATCCGTATTTGCAAGGCGAGCGGCTGATTGTTAATTCACGTTGTGTTATTTCAACCGACAAGGGTAAGCGCAAAAAAGGCTCAAAGAAAAAAGCTGACGTGGTTATTCCGAACAACGACGAAATCACAGTCAAAAAGATTTATATGGACGGTGATATGTACTGCGTTGAGGCTGATTGGCATGGCCACAACGTCGAGCTGCAAGCGTTCGCTAACTACATGCTGCGTGATAGGTATCTGTCGAAATTACGCAACGAAGCAATACGCCGGAAACATTGGGGTAACTTCTTTGAAGCGTCGGACAACATTGCTGATTTGCGCTCAGTAACCAGCGTCACAGCGCACAAGTCGCAGGGTTCGACCTACGATGACGTGTTTATCAATCTTGGCAGTATGCGCGGTTGTAGAAACCCAGAAGAGTTACAGCGTTTGCTGTACGTTGCTATCACACGCTCAAGTCGTTGCGTCTACCTAACGGGTGCGCTATGAGCGATATTAGCCAGCTTTGCCAGCATCGTTGGTCGGATATTCATCAGAGCCTTGGTGTTTCTGAGAAGTTCTTAAACGGACGCCATCAGGCTTGTATATTTTGCGGTGGCAAAGACCGAGCAAGGTACACCGATTATTTAGGTAATGGTGGATATTTTTGCAGTCAATGCGGTCATGGTGATGGCTTCGATTTGTTGTCGAAACTAAACGGTTGGGACTTTGCGCAAACTGCAAAAGAGGTCAAGGCGGTACTTGGCGAAACAACGGCAAGGCCGCAGCAAAACACGGACCTATCTAAAACGCGCAAGAAATTGAAACGTCTGTGGAATGAATCCAAACCGTTAGAAAAAGGCTGTATTGCTCATCGGTATTTATTATCTCGTGGCCTATCCGGTTTGAAATTCAGCGAAGTTAAAAACCTACGCTTACATCCAGCGCTTGATTACTGGCACCAGGGCGATAGCGGCGTTGAAAAACTCGGCAGCTATCCGGCAATGGTCGGCTTGGTTATGAGCTGTGAAGGCTGGCCAGCGTCGCTGCACTGTACCTACTTGACCGACAATGGCGAAAAGGCAGATTTACCAACGGTTAGAAAACTGATGACACCATCGCGTGATTGGAAAGGCGGGGCTGTTCGGTTGAACGATTGCAACGAAGGTCAAGTGCTTTGCGTTGCTGAAGGAATAGAAACCGCGCTGAGTTATAAATTGCATTTTCCTGATGCGTGCGTATGGGCTTGTATATCAGCCAACAACTTATCGCAGTTTCAACCACCACACGCAGGCAACGCAACCATTTATATCGTTGCTGACAATGACGTTAGCTATACGGGACAAGC